TTAATGATGTGTTTAATCATAGTCAAATTATCAAAAATTAGTTCAGGAAGTGGATTACCATAGCAGTAGAAGTCACCACCAACTTCTCTCGGAGCACCCTTTAATGAAGTTAATTGATTATCATTACAATAGAAGTCATAAGTGACTTCTATTGGAGCTCCCTCTAATGAAGTTAGTTGATTATTATTACAGTAAAAACTACCACCGATTTCTCTCGGAGCACCCTCCAATGAAGTTAGCTGATTATTATCACAGTAAAAACTAACACCGATTTCTTTCGGAGCTCCCCGCAATGAAGTTAGTTGATTATTACTGCAGTGGAAATTGTCACCCACTTCTCTCGGAGCTCCCTCTAGTGAAGTTAATTGATTACTACTACAGTGGAAATTACCACCTACTTCTCTTGGGTCTCCTTCCAGTGAAGTTAATTGATTATCATAACAGTAGAAATCGGTACCGACTTCTCTTGGTGATCCCTTTAATGAAAATAATTGATTACTAATACAAGAGAAACCACCACCCACTTCTTTTGGAGCTCCCTGCAGTGAAGTTAATTTGTTATTACTACAGTAGAAATCACCACCCACTTCTTCCGGAGATCCTTCTAATGAAATTAATTGGTTACAATAACAATAGAAATTACCACCTACTTTTTTAGGAGCTCCTTTTAGTGTGGTCAATTTGTTATGACTACAATAGAATCCACCACTTACTATACAGAACTCCAACGGTAATTCTAATAATTCCCTATCAGTTAAATTTACATCACCATCTACATCAATAGATCCATCCACATTTAGAGTATATTTTTCTATACCATATTGCTGGCAAATCTGATGAATTTTGTTAAATTTAGAGGATTCTAGTAAATATTTCATTTACATATTAAATTTAGAGTATATATTAAATATCCCGCATCATTTCCCTAAATCTAAACTCATCTAGGGTTCCGTCGCTTCTCCAGATTGAATAATCTTCTTGATTTTTAATGATGTGTTTAATCATAGTCAAATTATCAAAAATTAGTTGAGGAAGTGGATTATCATAGCAGTAGAAGTTACCACCAACTTCTCTCGGAGCTCCCTCTAGTGAAGTTAATTTATTATCATAACAGTGGAAATTACCACCCACTTCTCTCGGAGCACCCCTCAATGAAGTTAATTGGTTATTATAGCAGTAGAAGCCACCACTGACTTCCTCCGGAGCCCCTCTCAATGAAGTTAATTTATTATTATGACAGTAGAAATGACCACCCACTTCTATCGGACCTCCCTCCAGTGAAGTTAATTGATTATAACCACAGTGGAAACTACTACCGACTACCTCTGGAGCTCCCCTCAATGAAGTTAATCGATTATAACAACAATAGAAAACACCACCTACTTCTCTAGGAGCTCCCTCCAGTGTAGTTAATTGATTATTATTACAGTAGAAATTACCACCTACTTGTCTTGGAGCTCCCCTTAATGATGTTAATTGATTATCATCACAGTAGAAACTACCACCAACTTCTTTCGGAGCCCCCTCCAGCGAAGTTAATTGATTATTACTACAAAAAAAGCCATCACCGACTTCCTCCGGAGCTCCTTCCAGTGAAATCAATTGATTGCTACCACAGTTGAAATCACCACCGACTTTTCTCGGTGAACATTCTAGTGAAGTTAATTGGTTACCATAGCAGCGGAAATCACCACTTACTATACCGAACTTAAGGGGTAATTCTGATAATCCCTTATTGGTTAAATTTACATCACCATCTACATCGATAGATCCATCCCCATTTACAGTATAGTTTTTTATACCAAATTCCTTACAAATCTGGTCAATTTGGTTAAATATGGAGGATTCTAGTAGGTATTTCATTAGGATACATATTAAATTTATAGTATATATTAAATATCCCGCATCAATTCTACAAATCTAAATCTAAACTCATCTAGGGTTCCATCCTTTCTCCAGATTGAATAATCTTCCTGATTTTTGATAATTTGTTTAATCATATACAAATTATCTAAAATTAGTTTAAGCAAGGGATTATCATAGCAACGGAAACCACAACAATCTCTTTTGGAGTTTCCTTTAATTAAGTTAATTTATTAAAATGACATAAGAAATCACCACCGACTTCTCTCGGAGCTCCCCTTAATGAAGTTAATTGATTATGTCTCGTCAAAATGGATAAAAGGTAGAACTAAAAATAAAAAATTTGGCGGTTATAATTTATCCGGTAAGGTTTGTTATTTTAATAAGTTGTTAAATAAAGAAAAATATTTTGAAAACAGTGATATAATACCTGACGGGTAGATAAAGGGTAAATTGAAAAAAAAAAGACTTTGTTTTTATAATCCTAAATTAAATATAGAAAAATTATTTACAGAGGATTCACCAGAATTTAGATCTATTCGAGGTAGGTTACCTAAATTACCTTTTATTGAGGAGATTAAAGACATAAGTGAGTTTATAAGAATTTTTAGAAGTGATGTGGATGAGGAATCCTTGATGTGGCATCGTGACCGTGAAGATGAAGCCACACATCAAATGAATCTTGAGATAAAAATTAAAAAATTATTTTAATATATACATAAAAAAATCTAAACAAATAAAATTCCATATAAAATATGAATAGAACATTAGCTGGAAAAAGAATCGAATTAATTAGAATGGAGGACCCATATACAAACCTTAAAGAAGGTGATAAGGGTACTATTCAATTTATTGATGATATTGGACAAATTCATGTTAAATGGGATAATGGCTCGACTTTAGCTATCTCACCTGAGATCGATGAATTCAATATTATTGAAGAGTCTTTAAATAAACTGAGACATGTTAGACTATTTGAAGAGTTTATTTTAGGTTCAGATATTGGTTATATTAATACAAAAATGGAAGAGTTATCTGATCTAGTTGATTCAATTGATGATGAATTTATTTCTTTTGAGTGGTCACTGAATAATAATCTTTTAAATGTAACCCTGGAGATTAACCAAGAACAAATAATAATTAAATATGATATAGAAACCGGTAAATTAATTAGAAACATCAAAGGAAAACTTGATTCTGACCAATGTGATAATGTTGAAGAAGCTATGGATATTATTGAAGATTGTATTTACAATTTTTTGGGTGTTTCTGAGAGAGCAAAAACCAAAGGTGAAAAATATAAAGGTAAACACATACCCGCTAAATATCTAACTAGTAAAAAAGATGCTATGAAAAAAGAAATTGAAGAGTTTCGCGGTAAGAAAAAATACAAAAAAGACTGGGAAGCTGATATAGATAAAAGATCTGGTAAAAGAATTGAAACTAAAAAATCAGCCGCCACTAAAGCATATCATCGAATGTTTGAAAAAAAAAAATTAAAAATATGAAATACTTAAAATTATTTGAAAACTTTAAACACGAAGACGTTGTTGCCGGTGATGAATATAATGAATTTGACGAAGACTCAAAAATTGATTTAACGATTGAATTAGAGTATAAATTAAGGAATATGCCTCATGATTCTAAACTAACAGTAAATGATTTTATACAAGAATTTGGAATAGACCCAAAAGATATGACTAATTTTGGTTGGGCAGCAATTTTAAAAAATCGTAAAATTTACAAGGATATGTCAGATGAAGAATTTAATAAATTATATAATGAATATAAAAATTCAATGAATGAATCTAAAAAATCTAATATAACTACTTCACTTAAAAAGAAATCTAAAGCATCTGGAATACCTATGAAAATTTTAAGAAAAGTATTCAATAAAGGAATGCAAGCTTGGAATGCTGGTCATAGACCAGGTGTGGCTCAACATCAGTGGGGAATGGGTCGTGTAAACTCATTCATAACTGGTGTTGGTGGTGCTAGAAAAGCCGATGCTGATTTATGGGCTAAAGCCAAAGCTGCTAAATCAAGGTATAAGAAAAAGAAATAATATATTAACCATCCTAAAAAAAAAATCAAATAACCTTTACAACAAATGAAACAATTAGATTTAACAATTATTTTAATTTTAATTTTGTTCCTTATTTAATAGTTTGTTATTATAAGGTGCTTAACTGAATTATCATATCTATTTTTAATATTAGTTGAATACTTCAGATCATATTCATCTTTTATGAAATCTTTATATAATTCTGATGTAAAATCATCTTTGTTTATTATAACCATAACCTTTGCATTTTTAATACTTTTGAAGGTATTAAATAAATCTATTTGTTGATCTTTACCAAATACATTTTCATGTGAATATTCTTTAAATTCTCTTGTATAAGGTGGGTCTATAAAAATGAAAGTATTATCATCATCATTTTTAGTCATTACTTCTTTATATGAATCACAAAAAATATCAGTATTTCTTAATTTTTCTATATGCTCCTTTTTTATATTTGGATTGAATGATTTATAATTACCATATGGTATATTGAATTCACCTTTTGAATTAAACCTTCTCATTCCATTAAATGCTAACTGATTTACTATTAGAAATCTAAATGCTCTATCTATATCGGATAGATTTTTCAATCCATCTTTTCTGTCTTTATTTCTCCACTCATAATATATAAGTCCTCTTTCTTTTTTTGCTTCTGATATAGTTAGTTTTTTCTCTTTTTCTTTTTTTGAGATCTCTGATATTTTATCAGAAAAAATTTTAGACATCTTTAATATTTCATCGGGGTTTTCTTTAAGAACTTTTAAAAAATTTATAAGTTCAGTGTCTATGTCATTTATAACATTTTTATTAGATTCTAAACTCCAATAAACCGCACCACCACCAAAAAACGGTTCAACAAATTTATAATCTTCATTATTTTTAACAAAATCTGGATAATATTTTGAAAAATTTTTTATTTCTTTTCGTTTACCACCTGTCCATTTATAAATCGGATCTAATTTCATAAATATCTTATATTAGTTTTAATTAAATGGTTTTAAAAAAAATAATCTACAAAAAAAAATTATATTATAAAAAATATCAATTATGTCGGAAGAATTTACCCTTTGAATGATAAAATCTATTCTTTTTTGGAGTCGTAGTTTTCGTCATAGATTCTTACTATTTCATTAAATTCCTGTAGGACACCCATTTTAATCTTTTCATCTGGATAACTTTGATTAGAAATATACTCACGAATCACATCTTTATATTCTAGTTCAATCTTTATTGATTGAGACAAATCAGAAGATTCTTTGATGATTTCTAAAGTTGAATTAGTTTCTTCATCACTTAAATCTTTTAGTTTTTCATCTCGAATATCATCTATATAGTCAACCGAAGCAAAGTTACCAGTCTCCAACATCAACTCCAATTTTCTTCTCAATTTACGATTACCGATAATTAAAGAATTAGAAATAAAAAGATCTATATAGTCTTTAGTAGAAACTTTGTCTAATTCTTCAATATGTTCTTCTTTAGTGATATAAAGTTTTCTAAATTTAGGTGAAATATTGTTAGGTATAAACTTCTCGGTTTCTTCTATGACATCTAAAATGAAAATACCTTTTTGATTATTGATATCATTACGATCCATTTCATGAATAGAACCAACAAATGTAAAATTCTTATTAACTTGTTGAATATGAATATGTCCCGAATAAACGTGTTTATAACCTGAAAAGGCTTCTATATCAATTTTATCGTGATTTTTATGAGCTATTGAATTTAAGTGCATTTTAGCACCATTTAGATCAGAGTGACAAAAAAGATAATCACAACCTGAATATTTTTTTAAGATTTCAATTTGGTCTTTTCTTTTTTCGACCCAAGGAAGCATTAAGATAGATTTACCCATAAAATCAATCTTAGTAGGCTCTTCATAAACATTCACGTTAGGAATATACTTATAAAGTTTTACGGTATTGATATCATTAGAGCTTTTATTATATAAATCGTGGTTGCCGATAATAACATGTACTTGACAAATTTGAGACATTCTTTCTAAAATAGACTGCGCATAGGTTAATATATTTATAGGCACTACGTTTCGATTATCAAAAAGGTCACCACAATGAACAATAATATCATTTTTAGTGAGTTCTTTTTTAAGAAGTGGAAATAAGAAATCTTCGAAGTATTCTTGAGAAACTTTAAACCATTTATCAACTGAGTTTGGATAACCTAATCCTAAATGTGTATCACCAATAACTAAAATTTTAGACATTCATAAATATAATTTTTTTATTTATATTAAATAAATACTCAAAAGTTATACTACATATTTAATTTCAGCATTTTCTAATAAAGCCCTTTTTTCGTTTCCTTTTGTTAATTTAATAAGTTAAATTACAATTAGATTATTCTAAAAGAAAATCATAAAAATTATTATCGATTGAAAACTAATTAAAGTAACACTCAGTGATGTGATGAAACATGTAGATAATTTTATTGAAATTGATCCAAATCAAATTAAATATTTATTAATTGATACAAAAAAAGATCCTGTGAGAGTTGAAGCTGCTGATTATAAAAACTATCCAATTGTAATAGATTCAAAAGCAGGTAAACCAATATCTATACTAGATGTACAACATCGTTTGGTCAAAGCATTACGTAATGTTAAAATAAAAGATCGAATTTAAATTTAGATACTGCCCCTGTGAAATTTAAGTCTGTTTTTGATAAATAATTAGAAAAAAGTCAGATTTACTAATTAATATATATATAAAAATAATAAAAAGAATATGCCATTACCACATTTTACAAGATTATTAACAACCGGAAGTCCAGGTGGTCCCGGAACTAAGCCTCATGAGGCTGTATATTTGAATTTATTTGAGATTACTTTCATATTACCTACGATTCTACAAGCTCAGGGTAGAGATCCAATTTTAATGCTACAGAATGCGTTAAAAATTGATATAAGTCTAACAGAAGCAGATATAGGAGTACAGGAGCAAAGATTTAAGTACTCAACTCGAGCTTTCTTAACTACACCAACTAAGACTACAATTGAATTTAGTATACCATTTAACGTTAATGTTAATGATGCTGGTTCAATGGAAATCTGGAACACATTAAAAGCTTGGTATGACTTAGTTTGGAACTCACAAAATGGTTCATTGCATTATAAGAGTGATATAATTGGCACTATCATCGTTAACCAACATGATAAAAAGGGTATTGTTTTAAGAAGGGTTACTTTCCAAAACTGCCAAATCAAGAAACTTGGTGGTATTTCTTTAGATTGGACATCAAATGATATCTGGAAAGATGTTACTGCTGATTTCATAGCTGATTACTGGATTGATGAATACATAGATGGTAACTTCACAATTCAACCTCCTATTATACCTGGTTATTAATATTTAAAAAATATAGAATTAAAAAACCCACCATATAGTGGGTTTTTTTATTTGAACTTATTTATCATTCCTGACATCTGATTCATATAACTTGAAGGATTAAAATTAGGCATTGAACTCATTTGTTTTTCTTCTTCTTTTTTCTTTTGTTTTTCTTCTTCTTCAGCTAATTGATTAACTATTTTAATGTTTTCTTCTAGCATCCAGAAAGGCCACTCATCCATAGCCCATTCTTGAGTATGGTAATGTTTTTGTAAAAGTAGCTTATTCTTTAATAAACTGGTCAAAGGCATCATGAATAACGAAAATAGCTGACGGTCCGTCGGGAAATATCATATCGCTGTGCACCTCCAAACCACAGCTACAAGTTTTTACTAATTCTTTTATTCCAAAGGTCATTTTTTCAACTGCTGAATTCAAAAATTGGAAAGAAATGTCATCCATTTTTTGAAATTCATCTAATTTACTTTTAATGCCTTCAATAGTAATCGATGTTCTGTCGTATAATAGGAAAGGAATAATCTTTAAAAACGAAAGATTAGGCTTTCTTTTTTCTGAATTTTCTTTAATAATATATTCAGTGAAACTTTTTTGTATACCTATAGTTGGTGGTGCTAAGTTATAAACTTTACCATTTTTAGTTTCAAATGTAAAGCATCTTAATGTTGGGTTGTAGAATTTACTAATTCTCTCATTTGTTTCATAGTATCTGAAATTTTCTCTCTTGAGTTCAATGCTAACTTCTTGTCCACACTTACATTCACACTTAGTTACTAAATTTGTACCTTGTTGAAAAGTTAATTCTCTAATTAAGAAAATTAAATAGTATCTATCTGGATCTCTTAAATCTAAATATGAGCCCATTTCACCACCTGTATATTGAACACGTACACAGGAAGATAACATATCATTCATCTTTTCAACAATATCATAAAAATTATTATCATCAACCATAGAATAAGCTTGAATTTCCTTAACTTGTGCTGCTCTTACTTTTACTAAAGTACCAGGGGGATAGAAAATCGAACAAGGAAAATCTTTAATATCGAATGAAAAATATTGTAAATCTGTCAATCTTGAATTATCAAACGTTACCTTTGGGTTTAAAGGTTGTTGTTTATAAGTTTGTTTAGAAGCCTCGAGTTCTTCTAGATGTTTCTTTAAATATTCTTCTTCTGATAGATTTTGTGACATAAAACAGTTTTTTTTTTATTTTTTCTTTTATATATTGAAAGAGATCAATTCTCTCTCTTTTTTTCATTTATATAAAAAAAAATAACAATTGTTTAAAACAAAAAAAAAGACCCATGACTGGGTCTTTTTATTATTTTATTTTATTTTATGATTTAAGAAATAAATCCACCTGATTGAATAGCACCTGTTCTAAGGATTTTAACGTTATTTACTATAACTCCCATACCCTTGATTGGTTCTACATAAGTATCAAGAACACCAATTTGGTTATCAATTATTTCAGGTGTGTTATTTTCTTCATCACACTTGTTGAAGTAATTGTATAAACCTTGTCTGTTTACATACTGTTCGCAAATAATATCAGCTCTCAATTTAATCTCAGATCTAATCTCAGGGGTGTTAAATTTCCATTGGAAGTCTAACAACATTCTTGAAAGTTCTCTTTCAAGTTCAATTAATACTTCTCTTACGTGAATATAAGATAATGCTGATTTATAGAGTCTTTGGGCAGTGTTCTCAGTTTCAATTATATATCCACGATTTTTCTTGAATACTATAGGATTCATCTGAGCTTGGTTTAACCACTCAATATCTTGGGGTGTGAAATCCATTTCAATTCCAGATATACCAGTGATTCTACCATTTGTAGTACCCGCTGCAATTGTCCAGGGAACAATATTTGTTACATTGGTAATTTGTTTTCTCATGTAAGTAGTTGCTACAAACATTGCTGGTGGGACATCTGTTGGTCTACCACCATCATTTACAGTTAAGTAAGGAGTAAAGTAACCTACAGTTGTTGTACCCCTACCTTCACCGAATGAGTACAAGAAAGCGGGGTTGCTTTCAGGATCACCACCTTTTGAAACAAACTCAATACTCAATACGCCATTTTTTAAGAAACTTGGAGAAGACGAATTCTTGAATGACTTCATAGAAGGCATATTTATGAATCCAAAAACATCAAGCCTTTCACCGCATATATCAACAAGTTGTTGTTTTGATCTTTCAGTTAAGCCTAAACCAAATGAGTCTACTAAGTATCTGAAGTCTAAAGCTTCTTTGTTTGTGATAGCTCTGAATAAAGGAGTACCTTTACCAACAAGATTTAATATAGCGTTTTGTCTTTCTTCTGTACCATCAGGCATTGAGGCTTCTCTGATTCTAAATCCTTTAAGAGAAATAGCTTTATATGCAGTAATATAATCTTCAATTGAAGTATATCTTGTAGTTTGTAGATCACCACTTGGACCGTATGATAACTTATTAATTCTAGCATCACAGATAATTTCTACCAATGATGTATCAGCAGCATATATTTTTTTACTTAAAATTCTAGTAAGTTTCTTAGGAACCTGACCAGGTACTAATGTTGTAGTATCTACGTAGGCTTCTAAGAAGTCACCTACTTTAATCTCACTATATCTTGCAGCATTAACTAAAATCTTATTAGGTGCTTGAGTATATCCCAATGGAACTTCAATTTCGATAGTTTGTTTGTAATTGGCTCTATTTGAGTGTATATCTATTGTAGTATTTGAGCTCAAATTATCAATTGTTTCGGGTGCACTTAGTGTAGAGTTCATGAAGGCAACATTTAAAATATTTGAGCTATCAAAGTACATTTGTAAATAGTGCTTCTTTGAACAATTCCATATTACTGAAACATTTTGTAAAACTTCGTTATTTAAGTTCTGAGCAACTTCAAACCAATATTCACCACCACTTGCGGTAGCAGGTGTGGAATTTGAAATTACGATCATGCCGTTGTTTAAAACTGAATTTGGAACAATAAATGAATCACCGAACATTGCTATTGGATTTATTGGCCAACTTGAAGTAACAATTGGTGCATAGAATCTAACATAATTCATGCCATTTGAATTGATAAATTCAACTTCGTTAATTTTTTCTGAAAGATAGTTTGAATAGAAGTAATCACCCGTGTTGATAATACCGTCGTTGTATCTTATATAGAACTGTGAGTATTTTGCAACAACACCATCTGCTGGGGAACTAGGATTGAAAGCAGAGTTTCTAGTAGTAATGGTTTCTTCACCCAAAATGAACTCATCATCGATTCTGTATAAAACAAAGTTACCATTTAAAACATCTTGTAATTGCGTAACACTCAATCCGGTGTTTTGAATGATAAACGATTTATTAGCATTTGTTGAAGTTACGATATTTGTTATTGGCATACCTTCAAGTGAAACCTTCTCAAAAGTCGAGAAGTTATAAACCATAGCCATTTTATCTTTATTACTTGAATTTAATAGTGTAATCAAATAGTTGAATAATTTAATTCTTCTGTATCTATGATAATTTGAAGTACTTGGAGTAGAAGCGGTGTCATTAAATTCGAACTTCAATGAAACATTACCAGATGTACCAACATTTGAAATAAAGTAGTCATTACTTCCTGTACCAAAAGTTAACTCTTTATAACCAGAACTATTAACAGTTACATGGTTAAATGAGTAAGTCACAAATGATCCACTACTCACACCAACTGTTAAGTAGCCCAACACAATATCAGTCGGTGTGACTGAAGGATTCGTTGAATTGATAGTATTATCAATTTTAGTAATATTACCTGTTGAGTCTAACACAATAACTGAACTAAATGTTCCGTTGTTTGGGTAATTAGATGGAACCAATTCAAATGAAGCTGTACCAGTAACGTTAACTCTATTACCACCTATAATAGCATAAGAAGAAGTAGAGCCTACAATCGGGCCACCAACAACATTACTAACACTATATGTGAAGTTAATTGCAGAGGCAGTAAAAGATAAAGAATCGAATTTAACACCGGCTACAAATCCTTCAGCAAACCAGCCAGTTCTAGAACCATTGTTTACAAACCCACCTCTTACACCAATGGAGGTGCTGTCAATAGCCGCAACATTACCTGGTCTATCAAGGTATGTATTTGTGAATGATACGGTCTCCATAATAACATCGTTATAAGATAAGAAGTTGATCGATGAAGCAGTACTGCCTACTAAATTATTACCAATTAAATCAACTAGTCCGTTAGTATATTCTGTTTCAAACAAATCAGTATTGAAAGCACAGAATAGACCTGTTCTGTCGGTGTCTTGGTTAATTACTGTTTCAATAAAAATATTTCTACCGTTAGTATCTCTGAAATAAGGAATTAAAGATAAGCCTTCGTAGAAAGATAATAATGTTACATTTCTATCATTAGTAAAGTTATAAATTTGATCTTTTTTCAAACCCTTAGGTGAGAAATATTGAGACCATCTTGGATCAATTGACAATTCTTGATAATTTGACCAATCACCACCAACAACTATAACATCTACCATATAATCAGAAGCCCAATCAGTTTGATTTACATAATTTGGCATTTTTTCAACAGAACCGTACCATTCAATTAAACTTCTATCGAAACCTTTCATTCTAGTTTTGAATATGAATATGGTAATATATCGATCTGATAAATTTGTAAAATTTAAAACTCTGTTATTATAGCCTACATTTGATTTAGTAATATCAATAAATGACTCAGTATCTCTTTTCCAAAAACCGGTAGTATCAAAAAATCTTCTATAAGCGCCCAGTTGTTCAACATCGTTAGATTTATCAGTAGCCGATGAAAGAGATCGATATTCAATTTTATCTAAAGTATCATCAGTTAACAACAAGTTGATCGCATAGACTGGAGTTGATTCAAGCATTTTACTTATAGTTCTATGGAAGAAGCTGCCTTTTCTCTCAAGGTTTCTATCAATAGAACCGAAGATGGATTCTAAATCATTTATGTTTTGTAAAAGTACCGGTGTGTTTACTGGACCTTTTTTTGAAAAACCCAATATCATTGATGTGACACCTTGTACAGTAGGACTGGTAATTACTGAATTATCAAACTCCTCTATAAAGATACCTGGTCTCTTGTATTTTCCAATTTGAATTGCCATAATGTATAATTATTTTTGTTTAACATATATATAAAAAAAGAAAAATCATATTTTTTCTTTTTTTAACAATTATGTTGATTGTTCTTTATTGATTCTTCGTTGAGAGTCAATAAGTTGTTTCTTTATTTTAGCTATTTCCGAGTCGATCTGTTTTTTCAAGATAATGATTTCAGAATTAAGTTTTTGGATTTCGGTTTTCTTAGATGCTATTTTTTCTTCAATTTCTTTAATTTCTTGTTTCAAATTATCCATCAGATCCTTGTTCCCTTTTGAAGCATCTTTTTTATTCGTTATTGTTTGTTGATCTGTTTTAATTAACTTCTCAATATCCATTATTTTTCTCATTTTTCGTGATATCTGAGCATGTATGGCTAGTAGAGGATTTGTAAATTTAATAGTTTTTGTATTACTATTATCTACCTCAATTAGTTTCTGATCTTTTAACTTATTAATTAAATCTTTATCATCAGTATAAGTCTTATAGATATTATCTAAATTTACTTTTTTAAGATTATACTCAGTGATGTTTTCTTCTAAATCATTAAAAGATTTCTTTTGAGAGGCAATCTCAGGATCATCATTTGCGTCTAACTGATATTTCTCAGAAATAAATTTATTATAATTAGATAAATGTTTCATTATTTTTTGTTATACTTTTCTTTTATATCACTAAGTCCAATAGACTTATCATACTTAGGTCTCATTTTGTCGGTGATAATATCTTTACCTGGTTCTATTTTAACAATCTCCATAACATACTTATTATTTTTATCCTTTGGAATATTTAATATGAATCCTTTAACTATCTTAATCTCTTTATCTTTGAGCTCTACTTTATTAATAAATTCATTTAGCTCTTGAGTCTTCATATTAAAGGTTCCTCTTAAAGATTCACCTTCAAAGAATCCTATATTAATTTTACCATTTTCACCAAGTTTATCTATAAGATCTTGTTCTGGAGATTTAAATTTCTTAGATAATAAATATTTAAAAAGATCTTTATAACCAATCTGATATTTGAAAGCTACTATTTTTTTATTATTATTATCAACAAAGGTACCCATGATATACATTACCATTGTATGCTTTTTACCATCTTCATCATAATTCAGTATCAAATATGAGTGTTTATCAAATTCCGATTTAGATATACTAAATGGTCTAAGCTCTGATAATACAGTTTGATTCACTACTACTTCATCTTTAGGAACTTCTTTACCTTCCATTGTAGCCTGAGCTGGTTTTATGTTAGCTTTATCTTCAGCAATGTTAAAATATTTTGTTAATAATTTTCTTCTAGCGGCATCATAATCCTTCAAAGCGTCATCATCTAACATATCATTAATAAAATTAAATAGTACTTGACCTGCACCTGGATTACCATTTATAGATAAGTTAGGATTGGCGAATATTTTACGAAGAGAGGGATTTTGTAAAATTGTCATAACTCCCTTCTTCCATTTATCAAGAACAACCTTTATTGCAAATGGGCCATTCGGGGCTCTATCTGGTTGCCAATCTCCGGTGCCTTTACCTAAGTATTTATATTCTCTCCAAGTTTTCTGTGAAACTCGACCATTTGGACGACCGGACGGTATTTGTGGTGTGACAAAAATATTATAAGCGTCTCCAAAAATATCGACTATCTTTATTATCGGATCTACATTTTGAGTAGTATCGATGTTTATCTTTATATTCTTGAATTTAGAATTCATGCTATATTTTTCTTCTTTTGAAGCAATCCAGATTGACTCATCTTCTTTGGAAAAATTTTTTCTATATACTTCAAAAACAGGATTTTTATCTCCTTTTTTATCACTATCTGATTCATTTATTCTCATGAATTCTTTATATGATGATAAGAATTTTTCTTTCTTTGGTTTTTCTTCAGAAATTCTTGGTAATGTTTCTTGCATTGAGTCGAAAGAATCTATGATAGATTGGATGTCTTCGCTTAGACCTTCCATCATTTTTATTAATTCCGGTGAATTTTTGAAACCTAAAATGGGTTTACAAAACAAAGAAATGGATTTGGCCACATCACTAAATTTAACGGCTTCAACAACCAATTCACTTGATTCAAGTGGTTTACCATTAGTTTTAAGATTATTTATTAATTGTTTACCAATATAGATTATTTTTGAATTTACAGTACCTTCTGTTGGCCAAATTATGCCCGCCCATTCAATGCCGGTTTTTTGTTCTGTTTTTGAACCGTCAATCATATCTTGAATCATTTTTACATAATTAGAAATATTAGATGATTTATAATATTTTACTAAATTATTATAAGCGATCTTCGCTTTTGTATCTTCAATTGACTCAAATATAAATTTTTCGTTTTTATTAAATATTTTTGTTTTTTTAACATCACCTGTACCGCTTGAAGAGCTATCAATTGAAAGATTTTTGATGTCAACTTCCATAGTCGGATTATTTGGCAACGATTTACCAGAATCGTCTAACAATTCCACAAATACACTATTTGGATTACCAAGCTTTCCTTTCTTAACATCATCTTTTGTAATAAATTGTTTATCATTACCAATACCGACTTGATTGGTAAATGAAATTAATTTTGCTTTTTTCTTTTCTCCATTTTTATTTGTGTATGTGTAAATACCACCAATCTTAAATTTATTCTTTTCTGGTGTGGTCTCTTTTTGTTCGGTTGGTTTATTAAGATTTTTGTTTAATAAATTATGTAATGAAATAACGGACTTAAAAATTTGAACCACTGAAGTCTTGAATTTTTCTTTTGGTTCATCAACTTCTAAGTCTTCATTTTCTATATCTTCATCATCATCTTCTCTTTCAATTTCAACATTTCCACTTTCTCTAAGTTCTTCTAAGTCTTTTCTAAATTGTTCAATTTGGTTTTTTAATGCTTCTTTTTCTGGGAACTCATTTATTTCATCTAATTCATTAACTAATTGATCAATTAAGCCACCATTTTTCAGAAACAAATCAAGTGGCTCAGGCTTCATAGCGGCCTTTTTAATATTCTCAAATAAAGCATAAATAATCGCTTTTCGAAATATTTCTTTTTCTTTATTTAAATAATCTACTTCTAAAGACTCGAGTTGATATTTTAGCTTTTTTAATAATGGATTTATTCTAAGTATTTTAGTACCAATAATGACTTTGCGAATAGTTGAATTTATTAATCTACCTAACAAAGAACCACCCCAAGTTATATCATTTTCTAAGACTTCTTTAACTAATGCGGAAGACTCTAAGTCTTGTGATTTATAGTTGTAGAATTCTTTGTATTTTATAAAATCTGTTAAAAATTCTTTTCTATTTTTTAAATACTTCATATATTCGCAATATTTATTTTAGTTATATATTAATTTTTATACTTCAAAAAAAAAATCATTTAATTTAGTTTGGTAAATTCAAAAAACTCCTTATATTTGTTATATGATGTACGACATATTAAAGAATCTAATTTTAATCGATTTATCTAACATTAAACCAGAGAATATCGAAAAACTTTTGATTGATAACGGTCTTAATGATGAGTTGTGTCATGAGAAATTAGCTAAAATGAAAGATAAAGGTGTCGATAAGTTGTACTTAGACTCAAAAACTTTTGAAACTGTAGCTGCTGTATATAGTGATAATCCTCTTAGAGTCATGTGGGAAATAACTTTTTTGGTTGAAGTTCTCGATATGAAGCCCATCAAATTTAAAAGTCAAAAATTAAAGCCTAATAATGCCGGCTTTAATAAACTTGATATTGATGCTATCTTAGATAAGATTAATGAAAATGGCATCGATTCTTTAACTGAAGAAGAAAAAAGATATTTGAAAAATAATAACTAAATTGGCTGACTTTGTGTTACTAAATTAAAGAAATCGGCTCCGTATAAACTTAACTTAAACACCAGATCATTTTAGATTCGGTGTTTTTTTTATTTCTGATCCGTAAAAAATCTTAAAATTTTTAAAATCAAGTTATTTTTTAGCCAGAATAGCGAATATATAAATCATGAATTATGAGATATAGATGTCTTGAATATTCGGGTAAAAGGATTTATAACCAAAATAAAATTGAGCAAATCTTAGAGGAGAATAACCTCAGTTGGCTTATCGATTCAGAGTTTGAAGATGCTGATATTGAAATCAAGAATCGGACACTAATTTGGAACTCAGGTAATTATTACTCTGGAATCTGGTATTATGGAATTTGGAAATCAGGAACTTTTTATGGCACATGGATGAATGGAATTTTTGAAGGAGGTATTTTCAAAGGCAAATTCATTAGTGGAATTAAATCTGTTTAAGATATAAAAAAATCAAATTTTTCTCTATGAAAAGAAAAAAATTAAATACCGATTACAATGAAAATTACAAAAATCATCAAAATCAAGTTGTTATTACTACTGAAGTGACCGGTGAAACATTTTTTGAAATTGGTGATCAAGTAACAACAGACATAGCTGAAGCAATAGCAATTCTAATGAGATCAAACATTTATGACGAAAAATTATGGAATCAAGAATTCAGTTTTGAATTAATTGAAAATGTTTGTCCTGCTAAATGTTTATATTGGTTAACCGGTGGTCCAAAAGAATGGAACGTATTAGATAATTATAAAAAACCTTGGTCAGAGTGTAATTTAATTTTTCAAGAAGAGTTTGGTTTTATGGTTATGAGAGTTCTCAAGAAATCTAAGAGATTAAAAGATATTAGAGATGGATTTAGAAAATATTTAAATTTACCTATTTTATATGATTTTGCGATAAGTCAAGATTTAATAAAGTGAATATATTTATTTGAAACCCACCAATTTGGTGGGTTTTTTATTTTAATATATAATTTATGGAACAAATGAAATCAATTTGTAGAAATCCTTGGTGTAAGTCACATTTTTACTATACTGAGAATGATATGATTATAGTAGGTACAGATAAACTAAATGGTAAAATCGATGATCAAATTGAAAAAGTACCACCAACTGAATGTCCTAAATGTCGAAGCTTTAATCAAGAGTTGTCCGGAGGTGTTTCTTGGATTGAAAAGAAATATGAAGGCTCTCGCGATGATGGTTTACCACATACTATTTCAATCAACATTTCAAAATATATATATGGGAGAAAATGGTAAAAGCAAATTTTTTTGATTTAGACGTAATTGTTAGTACAGATGCTAAGGCTTGGATTGTTGATAAAAATAATCCTTCGATTCCTATTATGAAAATTTCTAAGTCTGATTTTAATTTATATCAAAACGGCATCTTCAGAAAGCAAGGTAACAAAATTGAATTCAATGGTAAAACGTTCTGGTTACCAACAGACATAGTCAATAAATTAAAAATTAAAGTAAAAAACCATAATTCTAAATTTACAGATTTGGCCATTTCATTACAAGAATTTTTAAACAAAGATATTATTGATAATTTAAAATTTGAATTGAATATTCAATTATTATCTAAATTAAAAAATACCACAGATGATATTTATATTATCTGTTCAAAACAAACTAAGCTTTCACATCAGTCTATTATTGATAAGTTTAAAGAGAAATTAAAAGAACAAGGATTACAAATTAAAAACTTCTATTTTATATCCGAAACATTCTACAATCAAAATAAAGATGATGTTGAATTTAAAAAAATAAGATTGTTAATTCAACATTTGATTGGTTATAAAACTTCCGGAAATAAATTTATTGACGAAGAAATAACTAGATATGACCAAATCGAATACTATGATAATAATTTAGACACTATAGAAGTTACTAAACAAATTAACGATATTTTGAAAGTTATTTGGCAAAATTCTGATGATGGTTTAAAATCTGTAATCAAAGAAGATATTATTCAATATAAACCTCAGTTAATTGTTAATCAAGTCAATGATAATAAATTAAATCAGATTTCATCTGAGAAGATACTTCTATCACTTTCAAATTTAATAAAGACATTTGAGAGTTTTAATTTAGTAAATTACCGTTTTAGGTGAACTAGGATCGACTCTAAATACTTATAGAAAAATCAATCAATTCAATATAATATTACAATTAACTCAAATGTAGTAGGGTGTTATAGATATAATTAACTGGAAGAGTATTGATTCTAAATTTAAATTAGTTAATTTTCAATGAATCTGATTATTCTTTATTCTTCAAGTACTTATCAATCATTTCATTCAAACTACGAGAGTCAGTAATTTGACCAGTTTCAATTTTATTTTCTTCTTCTTCAATTGTTTCAGTTCTTTTTGGCATCTCATTTAGACCTAAATCTTTACGTATTTCTTTATAAAACTTTTCCAATTCGGTTCTTTGTGTTGTAGCAAACTTTGTGTTTTCGCGTATTTGAGAAATCGTTTGATTCACAACTTCATGCATACGAGCTGAATTATCACCATTATCTACTTGCCTTAATTGAGTTAAAAAATTTTTACGTGTCATTTTCTGTAAAAAAATAGTTTCAGCATAAACCATTGCATCTTCTTTCATCTTATTTCTAATATATTGATGTTGTGATACTGGAGAATCACCAAGATATAAATCAACTAAAGACTCGAGAATTTCATTGGCTTGTGACTTAGCATCTTGAATATCGTTATCATAGTCATAGATTTGAATCTCACCTAAATCTGGTAAATCATCTTTGGTTGCTAAGTATTTAGAAACGTCTAAATCTTTGTTTTGGTTTTGAATTCTATCAAATTCATCTTGTAGTTCGTTAATCTTTTGTTCTTTCTTGTTCATGATTATAAACGAGAATTTTAGATATATATTGAAAAATAATAATTCCTTTATGATAAATAAAAAACCACCTGTAATTAAAAAAATTGTTTTTACCACAGATTTAGTTGAAAAAACAACCAAAAGAATTCATGATGGTGAAAAAGTGCAAAAATTTGAAAATCCGTGGTTTGTAGGTGAAATTGGTGTAAGGAGAGCCGGTATCGCATTTAAGCTAAGTGAAAATGAGATTCAAGAGTATATTCGTTGTAAATTAGATATTCATTACTTTGCTGAAAAATATTGTAAAGTAAAAACAGAAGATGGATCAATTCAAAATATTAAGTTAAGAGATTATCAAAAAGATATTTTAGATCTTTATACTAAGAACAGATTTTCAATTTTAATGGGTTCGCGACAGATTGGTAAAACAATTAATGCGGCAATTACAATGTTACACTTTATTACTTTTAATAATGATAAAAACATTATGATTGTAGCAAATATCCGAGGGACTACAATTGAAATTGTGGATAAAATAAAATCGATTTATGTTAATTTACCATTTTTTTTGAAAGTAGGTATTAAAAATTGGAACCAACAATCCATTATCTGCGAAAATGGTTGTCGTATTAAGACTGCTGCTCGAAGTAAATCACCTGCGATTGGTTTTACAATTGATTTTCTTTACCTAGATGAGTTTGCACATATTCCATCAAATATTATCGAACCTTATTACACTGCGGCTTTCCCAGTAGTTTCGGCGATTGAAAACTCTAAAATTATTATTACTTCAACCCCAAAAGGTATGAATCTTTTCTATCGATTACTTATGGATGCTGAAAGACCAGAAGGTGATCCCCAAAAGAATAACTATCGAGCAATGAGAGTTTACTGGTATCAAGTGCCGGGTCGATTTGTAACTTATTATAGATTAAATAATCATCGAATGTATGAACATGGGGTTACAAAAGAACAAATATTTGAACAAGTTAAAGAGCACTTTAGTGATTTTACAAAGGTAGAAATGAAATTCAACTCAGAACTTGTTAAATATGTAATTTATGTTTATAATAATGATACCTGTTCGGAAGAAATGGCTAAGAAATTTGAATTTATAAATTCAAAAGGCGAATCATTGCCGATACAAAATATCGCAGAAGTAACAACTTGGAAACAAGAAGCGATTAAAGATATCGGTGGTGAAGAAGCATTTAACCAAGAATATGGTCTTAGATTTATAAATACCACTCGTTCATTATTGAATGAAAGTATTATTGAGTCATTAATTGAGAATAAAAAACATTATGAATATGAAAAGATTTATGAATTCGATAAAAAATTAAAATTTAGTTATTCTGACTTGAAATGGATAAAAGATGATGAAGTATTCACACCAGTGATGAGAAATTCGATCAGGGGAGTGATGTCAGTAGATATTTCTGAAGGTTTAGGTCAGGACTATTCGGTAATTAATATATTCAAAATTGCACCAAAACCAAAAGAAGTAATCGATGTTTTTAAACATACATATACTTCACTTTCAGATTTCTTTTGTCTGCAACAGATTGGTATGTACCGATCTAATTTTGTTTCAGTAAAACAATTGGCAGAAATTTTTTACCTACTAGTGTTTGAATATTTTAATTATGAAAATTGGAAAGTAGTACTTGAGGTTAATAACTATGGTAATGAGTTTTTAGCACATTTGCCACACGTTTTTGATGGCAATAATAATTATGGTTCTTCAATATTTTTTAGGTATAAGCATAGATTAGATGCGGTTGAAGAAAAAATAGGACTCAAAGTCGGTGATAATAAAAATATGTTAGTAAAAGAATACCAAGAAGCTATGGAGAAGCGTAATTTTATAATTACACAAGAAGATAACATTCGAGAAATAACTACATTCGTAAAACACATAACTCCGTCTGGAAATGTGAGATATGCCGCAGATATTGGGAATGATGATACGGTAATGACTTTGGTAAACTTATCATCAGTATTCAGCAAACACGCATTCAAAGAAATGGTAGAAGATTATGCTCCACAGATTGTAGATGCCACAACTTTAAATGAATGGAATCAATTCTTGAAAAATATTGAATATATAGAAGGTACTGATTATTCTTCGCTTATAAATGTAAATCGCAAACGTAAATTAATAAATCAATATAGGAAAAATTTCAGACCAGGAAATAATTGGTTAGGAATTTAAATATATATATTTATGAAACATCTAAAAGATTTTGAAAAATTCAAAGAAAGACTTTTTGATATATTCTCAAGTAGTGAAAAAAATAGAGAAGAAATGAATGTATCAAAAAGACTTAAAGAAAATGATATTGTTCAGATATTTGAAACAGATCCTGAAACTAAAAAACAAAATGACACTACTTGTTTTTTAATTTGGAAAGGTGAAGATGGTAAACAAAATAATAAGGTTGCTAAGATATCACTTGATAAAATGAATGAATATGGTAAACCTATTTTTAAATTAACAATATTCGAAGGTGATAAAGTCAAATCAACTAAATTTTTTCTAAGTCAAGAGTTAGCAACACATCAGTTCTTAAACTATTGGGAGTCTCAAACTGATGAGGGTAGAAAGAAAAATAAAAGCTACAAGATTAAGAAATTTTAAGCAACTTCCATTGTTGCTGATAAGCCTGCTGCTTTCAATTTCTCACACATCTTATTCAATGTTTCTTTATCACCGCGCTTTACTTCACATTTACCCCTGAAATGAACTATGTGTGCACATTGGCTAGCCTGTTCAAATTCATGTTTGCAAATCTTCATAAGACATTCTATAACCCAATCAAAGGTATTATAGTCGTCATTATGTAGAATCAGTACATAAGGCTGACTTAGTATTTCATCTAGTTCGGTTTCTAATTTTTCTTTATAAATAGTTGCCATTTTTTATATAATATTATTTAAGTTTTTATTTGTTTTAAATTCTTTCTTATTAATTACATCAATAATCCTTACAGTTATTGATTGGTCATTTGCCCAATCTTCAAACATAATTAAATGTTCGTATCTATCATCGAAAATAATAAACTCTTCAGCCATTGGAAACTGTTTAATTTTTTGTTCAAAAAGGCGAGTTTTGAATTTGTAAGTTTCACCACCGGTATTGCAATAAACACCCTTTGAATTATCTTCACTTGGTGTGAAAGTGATACTATGTAAATTCAATACATCTAGAACTTGCTTTTCAAGTTTATGTAGGCGACCAGTTGCTAAGAAGCAATATGTTTCTAAATCGTTGATGTATTTTTCGTAGAATTTATAAACCCAGCTATTTATTGTTAGATTAAAAACTTTAGTATTAAGCGATTCAGCATTTCCCCACCATCCTTTACCAGACCATTGCATACCAGTGGTTTTTTCCCACTCGCTTTTACCTAATTCAGGTGTGGGTGTATTAATTAATGTTTTATCGAAATCAAAGCAAACAATTTTTTTAATCATTTTTATTATTTTTATTATTTTTATTTATATATATAGCAAATATAGTTAAAAATGTATAAAATAGAAAATCTTTCAAATGAAAATATATTCTAATATAATTAATAAATTTTAATTATAAAAATAAATATATATATTTATGAAACTAAATCTAAAAACATTAATAATAATAGCATTTTTTATATCTTTTGTAATATTTTTTACTAAATGTTACATAGAAGGAGACAATAATCGTAAAGAAAATAAAAAGCTTAAAGAAGAAATAGAACAAATAAAACATATCAGAGATTCGCTCAGTTCAGAAAGAAGAAAAATAGATCTTAAAGTTGATAGTCTAAATAGAGAATTGTTTGAAACTAAAAAAAGAATTGATAAATTGGATAATCAACTATTAACCAATAAAATTGAATTACAAATTGCTAAGGATAAGCTCAGTTCTCTACAACATCGCCTGAATGTTACTAAAAATAAAATTCAAGAATTGAAGGCAAATCCAATAAAAAGAAAAGGTGATGATTTGTTAAATTCTATAAAAGAAAAAACTAAATAATTTTTATGAAAATTATAATAACAATCATTTTAAGTTGTTTATTAACTATTTCCGTTTTTGGTCAATCAAATGATTCAACATCCTATCCAAAGTATTATGTATTAAACAGTGATACACTTGGTGTAATTTTAACTGTAGATCAATTGCAAAAAATAGATAATGATTTAGAGATTAAAAATCTATTAGAAAGTTCTTTAATAGATTGTGATTTATTATCTTCACAATATATTATTGTTGTATCAAAACTTGAAAATAGAGTATCAATCTTAGAGTTAAAAAATTCAGAATTATTAAAGGTGACTGATCAACAAGATCAAATTATTAATCAATTAAATTTAAAATTGGTCAACTATGAAAAAGATTTGAATCTGTGTGATGATCAAAATAAAAAAAAGGACTCTATTATATCTAATCAACAAATGACAATTAATAGGCTTTTAATAGGTAATGTTGTCTTGAATTTAGGTCTATTCGCTATAATTGTTGCAATTATTTTATAAAGTGAAAAAAATGAGTTTTAATATATAATATATATTATACAAAAAATTATTAAATTTTAAGATGAAACACATCAGAAAGTTTGAAAGTTACAGAATCTATAAAAAAAGAGAAGAAATCATAAGAGAATCTGTAATTCAAGTAAATGACACTTACAAAGTAAGAACTATGGTTGATATTCCTCAATCACTAATAAATGCTTATGTAAAGAAAGTAAAAGACAACACAGGTAAAAATCTTAGACAATTCTTTGGTGATGTTGACATCGCAGAGGAAATTGTAAAATACATCACCTTAAATGGTTTAGATGTTGATAAAATTTCAGCAAATGCTCTTATGGGCGGTTCACAAGGACAGTCCCAAGGTCAAGGTCAAATACAGTCTCAATCAGAGACACAGTCGCAAGCTCAAACTCAAGCACAAAGTCAAGCACAAACTCAAGCACAAAGTCAGGCACAAACTCAAGCACAAAGTCAAGCTCAAACTCAAGCACAAACTCAAGCAAAAAGTCAGGCACAAAGTCAGGCACAAACACAAGCTCAGGTTCAAGTTCAAGTTGAAGCCGAAACTCAAACACAACCACAAGCTCAAGATCAAGATGAATTTGAAGAAGTTCCTCAATCTAAACCACAGACTCAAGGCCAGGCACAAGAAGAAACAGAAGAAGATGAAGAAGTAGATCAATCTCAGGAAGAGACAGAAGAAGATGAAGAAGAACTTCCTCTATAATACGGGATGATTATTTCGTTTTTTTTTTTCTATTAAGTAATACATTTTTAACATAGATCTTATAAAAAAGTATCAATAAATTGGTACTTTTTTTATTTTATGTAGGATATTTGAAACAAAATTGCGATATTGATAATGACACAGAATTAATAGAAAAATCATAAAATTACTAAGGTTATTTTAATATATAATCTTGTGAAACACTTAAAGCTTTTTGAATCATTTAAGAAATTTTATTTTGATAGTATAGATGAGATGGAAGTCGAGAATCCAATTTACCGTTGGTCTGTTTTCATTTCACCTAAGATCACGAGAATATCAGAATCAAACCAGAATGATTCAACACTCTTAATTGTTGATGTCCAGAAATCATTCAAGAAATGGTTCACTGAAAAGTATGTAAATGAATTAAAGAAATATGCTTCTCAATTTACTAATGTTTATCAAATCTGGGATAACCATGTCGATGGTAAAAATGTAGATAAAGATTATCTTTATGATCGAAATCCAAAAGTACCGGTACACAATGATTTATATACTTTTCCGAATCAAAAAGATCTCATTGAAAAAAGATACAACTATAATGTAAATGCTGATTTTTATAGAAAAATTCTTGATAAAGAAGTTTACCAAGAAATTATTAATAGAGAAAATAGAAAAGAATTAAAAAAAGGTGATATTTTTCCGACTAAAGAAGGAACATATATTGTATATGTTGGAAATAATCATAAGTGGCACCATCTTAGTAAGAAATTATATGATCTATTAGTTAGTTTAAAAAATAAAACGGTCACTATAGTTGGTGGATCGGACAGTGAGTGTCTAGAAGACATTTACACTGCTGCTTTATCGTTAGGTGTTAAAATAAAAAGAGATTGGAAGTTTATATATACATCCACAAGCTGTCCTATAAAATAAATCTATTAAATAGATTGTCCTTTAAAAGTTTACTTACCCTATAATTTAATTAATCCCGTAAATTGAACCAATTTGTGCAAATACTTTGTAATCTTGTATTTGAAAGTTAATAAACATGATATCTTGATAATTACCAGGATCTTGAGCAAAAACCACATCTAAGTCATAATTAAGGTTAATAATTTCTGGAATGTATCTTTGTATCTGAGCATTCAACTGTCTTTTAACAAAATCGGCAGAAACACTAGTTTCATATAATAGCTCTTCGAGATTTCCGCCAAAATTTGGTTCACCTAAAACTTCACCTTGGTTTGTAAACAATATCATTTCATATTTTTGTATAATAACACGAATAATATCATCTTCATCTAATCGGTTAGGATTATAATTTGGATGATTTGGGTATTCGATGTATAAATCTATAAAATCAATCATAAATTATATATTAACTTTATATATATACATTATATGAAGTATTAAAAAATTATTTTTTTAACGACAAATAGTCTTAATTAATAATAGTAATAGTTTTAAAAAAAAATATAAGAGGTCAAGCAGTAAAAACGTTAAGGTTAAGAATTAATTAATTGGCTACAAAGAGTTAAAGATATCTAAAATAATTCTTTGAATTTACCAATTACTGTCATTCCAAGTACAATAGGGTCTGTACTAGTTTCTAATAATCTAGTATGTTCGGTGATGATATAATTAGCTTGAAACAATTTGTCTATATTTTCTCTTTTCTCATTAATTGACCACTCAATAAAAGGTCGACCTAAAAAAAATAACATTTCATCAATCTTTTCAGCACCAAAATTATTCATTAACCAATGATAACAATATTCATAAGATTTTGATTTATCATAAATCAAATTATAAAGATCTAATTTTAATTTAATATTCATGTTTGGAGTTGAGGCACTACTTTCACCAGTTTGTTTAAAATTATCCACTTCAATTAAAATAGCACGTATATCAGGAAATTTTTTGTTAATAATCCTGATCAACTCATCCTTTGAAATCTCAAATCCTTCATTCTTAGCGATCACATCTTGTACACGCTTGTAAATTCCTATTTTAAGAGCCTTTTCTTCTTCCTGATTCTGGGCATCAAAATTAACCTCAACAAACCTTGAACGAATTCCAGCTGAAACTTTATTGATGTGATTTGTGTTTAAAATGAATCTTACATTCTTAGCTGAGTACTCTTCAATATAGGCTTTGAGTGCATCTTGATATTGTGCAGATGTTCTTTCAAACTCATCCAAAAAAACATACTTCATTGAATCAGATGTAATTGTAGATTCAATATCAAAGCCCATATAAACCCTAGAGCAAAAAGAATCAATCTTTTCGCGTAAAGTATCAATCGAGGTATAAAACGAAGAATTAATTTCCAAAAAAGGTTTATCTTTAGTATACTTACCTATTAATATTCGAGCTAGTGTGGTTTTACCTGTGCCAAAATGACCATATAAAATAACATTTTGTGTTAAACCTTTTTCAAAAATTTTACGGATTCTTGGAAGTAAGATAATTTCATCTAAGGTCTTAGGTCTATATTTTTCAGAAAGTAATAATTGCTTCATATCATTTATAATTTGTCATGATTATAAGTTGAAGCACATCTGAAGTTTATATTTCTTTTAATTGTAAAATAAAGGTATTTAGGTTTCCTAAATTTGATGAATCGGAAAAACATTCAATTTCTAAATTATGAGATTTGAAATCGATTTTTTTTAATTGTATTTTAATCAAATTTTTGATTCTAAAAAATTCTTTTTTAATCTCTTTCAATTTCTTTTTAGCATCTATCGAATCATAATGATCAAATTCTTTATATAATTGATCAATCTCATTCTTATCACAAGATAACTCTTCTTCATTAATGTGAAATTCTATTGAAAAAATGGGTTGTTTTTGCCAATTATAAAATTGATCAATTTCTAAACTATCAATAATTTTACCACCTAAAATCTCATATTCTAAAACTGGTTTTAATAATTCTTTAATTTCTGATTTAGTGTGTTTTGCTTTCTTAGTTGTTATAGATAAATAATAAAGATCTTCAACTATCTGTAATTTTTCTTTTTTTCTGTAATCAGATTTTTCGAGTTCATTGATAAGACAATCTATGTTGAAATTGTATGGCTTTTTACCAGATCTTGACCATCCTTTATTCATGTCTAAACAACCGGTAAATAAAGAACTACACTTACCATAAAATCCACCAAATGATTCTGTAGCACCAATTGACCAAAGATAATCAGACATATCAACTATTATTTCTAGTTTTTGCCTTAAGCTCACTCCGTTCTGTGATTCAAAATATTTTAAATACTTCATTATTAGATTATATTAGTTTTAATAATATCACCGGAATATCACGACTTTTAAGTCTGACATATTCGTTGTTGTATTTTTTTTTATATATTATTTCGAGTAATGGAATTATGATAATTTTATATATAACTCTATGATTGGAGAAAGATTTAATTTTGACGACGTATTTTTTAGAGATTTAACTGTATGTGTTTTAGATACATTAGAAGGCCAAATTAAATGGACGAATCGATTTAGTTCGGGTAACCGAGTAGTTAATGTACCTTTTTATTATTCAATTACTGGTGATGAAAGATTCTTAATGGATTCTTTTTCTGATGACGTGGTTTCGGAAAATAGATTTGTAGATTTAAACACTGATATCATACCGCGCGGTCATTTGACGTTAACGGGATTTGATATTCGTTCTGATGAGTTTGCGAATCCGAATGTCTGGCTCAAGATGGTAATTGAAAATGATGCTGAAATTAGAAAAGTGTTAACTAAAATTAGAGCTATTCCTATTTCATGTAAATATGATCTTACTATACTTTTAGAATCTGAAATTGATGTTTTTAAATGTAGCCAATCAATTATGGATACCTTGTGGCTCTATAAATTTATGTACTTTGAACATAACTTTATGAATATTGATGCCGTGATGCTTTTACCAGATTCAAATCAAATCGAAATTTCAAGAGAAAAAAGCCTGACTTCTGATAATCAAATCAAGTTATCATTATCCCTTGAAGTTCAAACTTATTATCCAGCATTTAGAAAACCTACAGTAAATCCTGACGGTAGTTTTGACCTAACAAGTCAAGGAAACGGCAGTCCTAAAAATGATTTATTTGATATCATGGTATATCCTAAAAAAACAAAGTGGTATACTAATATTTTAGAGGCCAGAAAACGATTCAAAGGGGGACAATCTAACACAAATTGAGATAATCTAATAAGTTACCAAAATGAGAAAAAATGAGTTTTGGAACTAAATATATAGGTATAATAAACATAAAAAATAACAATTCACAATTATGAAGAATATTAAATTGGAGCTATTCAACTTCAGAAAAAAATTAACCGTTGATCAAGAGGAAGTATCTAGAATCATTGAGTCTCATATGAATGCTTGTAATGATTTCTCTGAGAAACAGATTATCATGTCGTTGAATGAAAAATTAAAGATGTATACTTTTGACAAAAAGGTTAAGTCTTTACTTGAGTCATTGAATAGTGACATGGAAAACTATAAATTGGTATATGAATTGAAACATTTATATAATGTGTTGAATAGTAAAAATCAAGGTGAACTTTATAGACAACCTATAAACGTACTTTTACAAACAATTAATTTAGAAAGTGACCAAGATAGAATGGATAAGGTTCTTAATGAACTTGCTGTTTATGATTGGGTTCCTGAAATTAAATTATTTGTTCATAATTTAACTAAATCTCCAGAACAAAAAGCTAACTTACTTTCTGGTGGTAAAGGTGAATCAGTTTATACAATTGTTGAACAAGTTGAAAATGGATACTTATGTATGGTTAGCGACTCTTGGTTCTTACTTTCCGAAAATAATATCGAAAAGACTCTTTTAGATACTCATATTAAAGATGAAAATCAATTAAAAGTTCTTAATAACTTATCAACAGCAATGAAGTTTGCTTCAATTGATGAAGATAGAATAAACTTTAGAATTTCTGAGAACTTAACTATCGGTTTATCAGTTTCTAAAAAAGGTATTATTTACATTAACGATGATGAGATGAACAAAGAAACTACATTAGAATCTTTATTCTCATCTCCTATTATCCCAATTGTAAACAAAAACTTTTATCCGTTGTTACTTGAAACATCAAATAACTTAGATAAATTTGTAGAGTTAGATGTTGTTAAAAGAGTTTCTAACTTAGTCAATCCTTACTTAGAGGTATACGCTTTTAATTATAAAAATTCTATTTATCTTTATAGATGTGATGAGAGATATGGCAATTCATTTTTCAAATATGATTCGGCTCTTGAGTTAGTAAATGAAGTTAAAAGCGAATTAAATTATGATTTGACTTATTTTTATGAAAATAAATTAAGTGAAGAATTGATTGTTAAAAGAAAACTTGAAGATAAAGAAAGAGAAATTACTTTGAAACTCGAAGATGTTAATTTCAATATTTCAAAAATTAAATCATCAGTTCAATTTTTAGGCGAATCAGAAGTATTAAAAAAAGCTTTAAGTAACTTAGAAAAAAGAAAATCGGCTCTTGAGGTTGAATTACAATCAATAAAAGAAAGTCAATATAAAGAAAGAGTAAAAATTTAATCATAAAATTAAAAAAAAAGCTTCATTGAAGCTTTTTTTTTTGTTTTTTAAAATAAACAATACGATTATATATAATATAACATGAAAGCATGAAATTTTTAAGGGCTAATTGCTCTACAAAAAAAAATAAATGCTTAATTATGTACCTACACAACAAAGATCTCTATGTAGAAATTATTGTATCGAAGGCACAAGGAAAATTGACGAACAAATCGAAATTAATGTTGGAAATCTTAGCAAAGCGGACTATTAAAAAAATGAGATATTGGAATAATGATGATAAGATGGATTGCTATCAAAGTGGTTTATTAGATATGTTTTCTAATTGGTATAACTTCAATGAGGAAAAAAGTGACAATGCTTTTGCATACTTCACTGAAATCTTTAAACGGGGAATCGCCAAAGGTTACAACGAACTCTACAAAAAGAAAGGTGATAATGATCATCAAATTAAATTGATAAGTTTAGATTCTTCAAACGATGGAATGGGACTTCACTCAATTTAAACAAAAAAAAACCACCATATGAGTGGTTTTTTTGTTTACTAAAATTTAAGCATATATTTTATTAAGCTTCGGTTTCTATTTCGACTTCACTATAAACAGTTTTGATCATTCTTTCAGATACTAAATAAGGATCACAATTTGATGCTGGTCTTCTATCTTCAAAATAACCTCTACCTTCAACTAATGCTTGAGCTGGTATTCTAATCGAAGTATCACGTGTACTATAACCAAAACTAAACTCATGTATACCAGATGTCTCATGAGCCCCAGTCAATCTCTTTTCATTGTGTAGACCATATACTTCAATATGGGCCATGTGATTTTTTTCTAATTTACGCATTGTTTGTTTAATTATTTCAAATCCACCTTCTTGTCTCATTTCTTTACTTGAAAAATTAACGTGACAACCGGTTCCATTCCAATCCCCCTCTATTGGCTTTGGATGTAATGAAACATTAACGTTGTGTTTTTCAGCTACCCTTTGTAGAATATATCTTGCGACCCAAAGTTGATCAGAACCATTTAGTGCGGTTACTGGACCAATTTGAAATTCCCATTGACCAAGCAAAACCTCGGCATTAATACCCGAAATATCTAAACCAATTTGTATACACATGTTCATGTGCTCTTCAGCGATTTCTCTACCAACAACTGTATCCGCGCCAATGCCACAATAATAATCACCTTGTGGTCGAGGTTGACCAGATTTTCCTGACTTAAATCCTAAAGGTAGACCAATTCCTTCACCAAAAGGCATTTCTGGCTTATGTGTTAAAGTATATTCCTGTTCCCAGCCAAACCAGGGTAGATCTGATTTATTATTATAACCATTTGTATTCTCTTTTAATCCAAGTTTTTCTATAATTTCTTGTAATTTTCTACGGTGATTGGTTTTATGTGGATTGCCTTCTGGATCTAATACTTCACATAACACTAATTTATCCATTTTTCCTCTAAAAGGATCATTTGTTATAAAAACTGGTTTTAATAGACAGTCTGTGTTTTTATTTTTTCCAGATTTGGCTTGTTTGGTTGAACTACCATCAAACGACCAAATTGGATAATCTTCAGGATTTGTGGAATCAATCGATTCGGAAATTTTAGTTTTACTTCTTAATTGTTGTGGATTTGATCCATCTAACCAAATGTATTCTAGTTTAACTTTCATATATTTTTTTATTTTTATTATTTATACAATGACCTAAAAAACTAGTTTTGATTTTTAAGATATAAACTAAAAAAATTTATAAGACATGAAAGTATACTTACAATATTGGGAAGAATCTGAAAGAGATTGGGGTGTTAGACCTGATGGCTGTTCTATTCATTTAGATTTAGAATCTCATGCAAATTACATTGATGAAGTTTATAGGGATAGAACATTTCATCAACATGTTCCTAATGAGTATGATAGAATCGTTGGTGATCCAATTAAAGTTAGGGTGTCTGAAAAATTATACGAGGATTTATTAAAAAAGAAGAGCCTCAGGTTATCTGAAGTTGAGACAAACAACTTAATAAAATTTAATGAAATAATTTTAAATGATCTGGCTTAAAATATTATTTTATTCACTTAGTTTTTTATTTGTATGGGTTGAGTTTTATCATATGATAAACAAACACCTAATTTATGATAATAATCACCAAAAGTCTTTATTAGATAGGCTATTCTTTTTTTCAAAATTTATTTATGCTATTTGGATAATCGTGGGTTTATTTTCTAACTTATGGATTTATTTTCTTTGCATATTGATGATTTCTATTTTGAGATATCCTATACTATGGTTTAGTAACTCTAAAATGTTATTTCTTTATGAATTAGTAAATACACCAACATCAGTATTATTTTTGATGGTGATTTTTGGATTTGGATTATTTTAACCTTTCCTCAGTTATAATAATAAACTCAAATCCTTTTCTTTCACACCATTCAATCATATATTTCCATTTACTCAAGTTCTTATTCCACATTTTGAGTGCATACTCGAAATTTTTTAACTGTTTGGCTGTTGGATTATGTGGTATCTTAGGTTCTTTTGTTTCCGAGCTATGTTTAACTTCGGCTACTACTTTAGCGATTGATCCATCGCTTCTTACAAGTTCATAGTAAAAATCGGGATAATAGGTGTGTTTTGTAGTTTCCCACGTCTCTTTTTCATTCACATATTCTGTTTTTTCATATGGAATTTTAATATATTCTGAAGACCAAAATTTAATATTTTCATTATTATCTAAATAAATCATCATTTTATGTTCAAGACTTGAACGATAGTAGACACCACCTTTACTATTCGCTTTTATTAGCTTTTCTTTGTTTTTAGGAATAAATAATCCTTGTTTATATAGACCGCCAGAACGAGGAGCAATATTCAACATAACTTATAGATTTAATTATTATATATATGTATAATATATATATTTATTTATGAAGCATCTAAATAAATTTAATGAAATTTGGAAACAAGAACCAGAAGAACGTTACATAATAAATAAATATTTAGATATTTTAAAGGATGGTAAAGAATTAAATCAAAATCAAAAAGATTTTATTAATAGGTATTTCGAATATCCGGATCTTTATGACATCACATCTAAATGGCTTCAAAATAAATTTGATACTTTTTCAAAATATAATATCGAAGAAATCGAAGATAGATTGGTAGAATTCTTTGATCAAATTATTCATTGGGATCCATATTTGATGTTTTCATTATATATGAAATACTCAGGCGGTGAAAGCTGGCTTAGTATATATCCAGAAAAATTAAATGACCCAAAATATTTACTAACCGAACTATCATATGTTTTTTCAGATTTACTATTCCACACAAAGACTAGAAAATATTCTAAACCAGAATTCACAATAGATTATTATTTAGAAAATAAAAGACCAGCCATAAGCATCCATTTCAATAGAGCCTATCAAAGTCGAGAGTCTTACAACTTGTTGTTTTTAGAAGATTTAAGTGATAAAATTGTTAATCGCCTTTCTCAGTTGTATAAAATAGTCGATGTCATGTCAGATAATAACAGACATAACAGTAGATTATATGATCCGGAAACTGATGTAAACGATTATATTTTGACTTTAATCATTGAATAATTCATTTAGGGGTTTTGAGATTTAATATATAAATCAAAATTGATTAATATTTAATGTCAACTTATAGCTATAGTACACCACCAACTGATGCAACTAATCTAAACGACATTACTGCGATACTGAATCAGTTACCAGATAATACATCTAAGCAAATCACACCAAAGGATGTAAGAGATGCCATTTTTTCTACTTGGGAAAATATTATTTTCAAACCGACTGGATTGACATCTGGACACGGCTATATCGGATTAGATTCAGGTATCAATGGCTTAACACAGAGTAAAGTTTATTTTGGTAAAAGACGAGCTTCTGGTAAAGATGTTATGAATCCTACACTTTTGGGTAGTAATACTGATTTTTTCTTTTTCAATAACAAAAGTGATACAGCTACACAAAACACTAAAATTTCTATTTTATCAGGTACTAATTCATCATTATATAGTTTGGCTCCCTATCTGGAATCTAAAATTGTAAACGGACTCTCTTATTCCTATATAGACTTAAATATTATAAATAACTCGACTGATAGTAATGGCTTGTATGGTGGAAATATCAATATAGGTACTGATGGAGTAAGAGGCTACACAGCGGGTGGAAACGTCTCTATTAATGGAATGATATTTCCAAAATATATTGCTCCAAATTCACCTGAAGCAAATGCCATAGATGGTTATGTTTTAAAGTATAACAGTAATGGGTATTTGACTTGGGAAAGTTCAGCGGGTACTATTGATAATATCACATCATCTGGTACCGTTTCAATTATTGGAAGTCCTGTTTTAATTAACAACCAAGAGACTAATTTTTTAACAGACGCAACCCCTGTTGTTCAAGCGATTGGCTCTATTCCAGTAGGCTACACGTTTAGCAATGAAAATATCGTTGAGGTTGTTAGAAAAATAATTTATCCTTATTTATCTCCTCAAGTTTCAATGGTTTTAAATGCAACACCAATTGGAACAAATCCGCCATCATACACGACATCAGGAACAAATAATTTGATAGTTGAAATGGGTAACGTTGCTACGTTTACTTATACATATACCATAACAAAGAGGAGTAATAATATAACATCTGTAACATCAGTAAATCTTTGGAACTTACCCGGTGTTCCAATTACATCAACAGTCACCTCAACTCGAACAAATAACCCATCAGCAGCAGAAGTTTCTATATTTGGAACCAAAACCTTCACTTTAACTGTAAGTGACGGTACATCAAGTGATTCTTCAAGTGCTACTATTAGAAAAATATTACCTTTCTTTTATGGCACCAGTACTACGGTAGTTAATTTTAATTCTTTTCAAAGTATTGTTTCAAGTTTGACAAAAAACGTTAAGGATAAAAGTGACACAACTGTACCATTATCAGGTAACAATGTTTGTATTTATTTTGCTTATCCTTCTTTACATGGAACATTAAGTGCCATAATAGATAATAATGGGTTTGATATCACATCATCGTTTTCGACTAGTCTAATTTCGATTAATTCACCTGAGGGCTATTGGTCATTGCAAAATTATAGAGTTTATATATACACAAGTGGTGGGACATCACCCGCTACAACATCTGTTGGTTTACCACCAACATATTTAAATCCGGTAAACTATCAATTTAAGTTTTTTTAAAAATTAAAAAAAAAATAATATGCCAATATCAATAATAGATAATTTTCAAGTAAATAAATTGGGACCAATTGATGTAAGAATGATTGCGACCAATTCAGCCGCAAGAGACGCAATTACATTTAAGTATGATGGTTTGAAAGTTTTTCAAACTGATAATCGTATCACATATACTTGGAACGCCAGTGCATCATCATGGGATGTCGATCCAGTCGGTTCTATATCTGGAACCGGTAGTGCTGGTTTTATTTCAAGGTGGACTGCACAATCATCACTTGGTAATTCACCTATCTATACAAATGTCACTGGATCTCTAAATGGATCACCTGTTGGGACTGTTGGTATAAACACACCGCCAATAGGGTCACTTTCACCAAAAGGTATTTTTCAAATTAATGCACCATTTATTGGCGGTGCTGCACCTACCGTAATTACAAAAGGTACAACTACAACAATATCTGAAAATTGGTATAATAATAATGGAGATCAGGTTTTTAATTCGGCACTTGCTTCAAATAAAATCGTCTTTAATAACGGACACTTAGATTTTTTTGTAAGACAACCTGGTGCTCTTTCTAACTCTTTTGCTCTACGAGCCAGAATAGGTTTAACGAATAGTGTTTTCTTAGGAGGCATTAATGTATTCTCTGGTAACCTTGTGCTGAGTGATAGTGATGGTAGAATTAGCGCACCATTTGGTATATTTCAAAAGGGACTGACCACCAATGATATATTTATTCAATCAAAAGGAACAAACACATCACCGAATAATATAGGGGTTGTTAATATTAATTATTGGGCAAATAATTTCACATCTGGTGGTAATTTGATAGATTTAAATTGTTCTTCTAGTCAAGTCAGATATATAAGGGCAATATCACCGGGCACAAGTATTAAATTTAACATAATCAATGGAACCGCTAGTTTTATACATTTAACAGCTACGGCTCCTGGTGATCCAGCTTCTGGATACAAAAAAGTTTGGACACCCTGGGGTATTAATGTTTGGAATTTATTTCCGGGATCAATAGTAGAATTGACTGAAGATACAACTTATTGGAAGATAACAAATGTTAGGCAAAATAATCAACCATTTATTGACATCAACATCAACAATGCATTAGCAGATGGTTGGACTGTCACTAATTTCCCATTACCAAATCCTGGTTATAGAGTGATTTATGAACAATCGAATGCTTATATAGAAATGAGAGGTTCTGTGTCATATAATGGTTCAATACCGCTGAATAATATACCATTTTATCAATTTCCTTCTCAGTTTGGTTCATTCCCAACACCACATATGTTTAGTACCGTTTGTTTTGCTTCTACTAACGCAGATATAAATGCATTTAATTCGTCGAAATATCTAACACAAGCACAAAATACTTGGATATACGTAGATACTAATAGAAATATGTATGCTGATCCGGTATCTTGTTTCCAAAAAGACCTATCACTTTTTGGAGTTAGAATAAGATTAAACAACACTAATGATATAACAATAAATACTACAACTACAACAACCGGAGGTGGAGGCGGTGGTGGATCATCATAATAATGATTTTTGATAGTTCAGTGTGGCAATCAACCACCTCATCATCGGAATTTTTTGAATATCAAGTTGGTCCAATAATAACTAAAAATCCATGGGGTAGACCATCTTATGATAAATTGAAATCGATTTTAATAGATGCTTATCAAAATACTATGCTTGGTGAGTATGATGTTGATATCTATGGTGGTGTCTTATTTAGTTGGAATGAAACTTGGGATGTCGATATATCAATCAGAAACGGGTTACAAGACTATGAATTAATTGAAAGTTTGATGAATTATATAACAGATATATCACTCAATAAATATTCAACATTAGTTGATGTCAAATATAATTATCATAAATTCACTGAAGGTAAAAATTATTACGAAGAAGGGAAACCACATTTGAAGTATTTCTACTATAGAAAACAATGCGGTGATAGATGGCATGAGTTATACTTGGATCGAGAAGATACAATTAAGGTTACAAAAAATTTAATTAAGTCTGGTTGGAGATCACAAAAAGAATCTCAGGCTACTAAGTTATTAAATAGACTATTAAAATATGGTCCAAATATGGTCACAACATTTGATGCAAAAATATTTATTGAGAAAGACGAAGAATATTTTAATAGTCACACAAATAGAAATTTATTCTAATCTCTTAAACCACCAATTAAAATAAATATAATTGTCACCCACCATATGATAATAATCGTTTGAGTATTTGATTAAGATTTTATTCTCAAATGATCTAATAACTTCAACTTCTGTATTTTTTTCGAGTTTTAATAATCTACCAGTTTCAACAGAAAAACAGAATGCTTCATCATTTAAAAGTTTGTAATTACCTTTTTCTGGATTTAACCACTCTTTAACTGCTTTGATAATCAATCCTTTGATTTTTATTACCCACTCTTTAGATTGAACTAAATCATAATCTTTGAATATTTCTGAAGTAAAAGATGGATTTTTATCTAAGATATTTTTTATTTGACCCCAATACTCTTTATCAGCAACATTAAAACTAATATAAACATCATAATTAATATTATTTGATTTGACAATTCGTAAGACTCTCATCGATTGAATGTTTTGATCTTCTAGAGTCAAATTTGATTTTAATTGTTTAAAAGAGGTCGAATTAGATAAGGTTTGTAAAATACTATTGATTCGAGCTATTCCCATTCTAATGGCATCTTGGTGCTTATCAAACGCATTTATTGAAAGTTGTGGGTTGTCTACGTTTGGCATCGGATAATTAACCGAATCTGGATTCATTCTATTTAAGTTAAATTCGGTAAACTCTAAAATTAATCTATTTCTCTTTTTCATAATTAAATATATACTATATATTAAAAACAAAAAAACATGATAATGAAAATTAAAAGATTCCAAGAAGCACTCGATGAAAAAATTGAAATTTCTCTGGAAAGAATTGAAGAGATAATATCAGAATTGACTAATATTTCAACTAATTTAGACGCATCAAGAGAAAGAATTGAATCATTTTCTAATGAATTATCAAACTACCAATCTAAATCAAAAAATTACAATGACCAGATCGATGATTCTGTAATTAATTTAGATATAGTGAAATCAAATTTTGATCAAATAATTTCTTCGATTGATACGGTTGTTACTAATCTTAAAGACTATAAAGATAAAGGTCGTAACTTCTTATACTAATGTCAATATAATTCTTTGATATACATTATTTAAATCCAAAGACTGATTTATTTTTGTAATTAAAAGTGTTTTCTTTTCAAACGTTTCAAAGCTTTTGCCTTATATTATTTATTAAATTTCAATTTATAAAGTAAGATATAAATCAAAGATAAAATTTCATCTACAATATTTAATAGATGTGAGTCTTCAACATCAATACACTTCCTTTCAGTTTTAACAAAGTTTGCTAATTCTTCAAAGTATTGCACTTTATCTTTTGAAGTGGCTTCTTTGGTATCTATTGGCGTATATTGCTCAATCAAACCATACTGACCTTGATAAACTTCAATTAATTTATCGATAAAGTCTAATAAATCATCATAGAAGTCACTTAATGCGATGTGTGCTGCATATGATCCCATATCACCTTTAACTTGTAGGTGATATACATGTGCCATCTGACGAGCTTCAAATAATTTAGAAAAGAAAGCACTTATATTAGTATTGTTTTTAGGTTTTTGTTGTTCAATGTATTGATTTTTATCTTGATTATCAGTTTTTTGTTCTGATTGTTCAGGTTGTTCAGTAGTTTGTAGATTATTCTTTTGTTTAAATAATTTAAATTTTTTAATTTCCATATCAATATATTATATTTTTCCTTTTAATGCATTGAAAATAACCATACCATCAAATCCAGCATTTCTAAGTTGATGATAAAATTCCATTTTTTCAGTTTTATTTGGTGTTTTATCTGCAAAAGTATTATTCCATGCAGTTTTAATTTTATCCTCGGGTGTTAAATCATTTGGTAGATTATCTAGATCTAAGTCTAAAGATTCTTGAATTTTCATTTCAGACATTTTCTCAACCGAATTTATAGTATATCCGGATTGATTCTTAACAGCTGCTAATATCGAGTCAGCTAAATAAGAAGCCTCGCCTTGATTCTTAGCCTTTAAATTCAATTCAATATCAGCTCGAATTTTATAAAGAGAATCAAATTTATTAGATTCAACTAATTTTGAGAATAGTTTCATATAAATATATATATTAAAATTTAAATTTAAATTTTAATATATAAATCAATGAATTATTTAAAAAATTTCTATATGTTTGAGGAAGTTAGGGGTGTTGCTGAAGCTACGCTTTACCTATCTGATTTTCTATGTCAATTTATCACAAAAGAATCAATTGAGTTTCAAAAAGAAAATGAAGATAAAGAATCAGCAGAATCAACTGAAGAATATATTTTCAATTACAACGATTTAAAACCATATCTTCCAAAAAAATCAATCTATGCTTACTTCCCAGTTTCAAGGATCAATCTCACACTTTTATTAAAGAAGGAAGTTAAATCGGATACATATCCTTTCAAAATAGGTGGTTGGGCCGTAAGATTTGGAAAAAAGAAAAAAGGTTATTCTTATTTTAAAAAAGGTGTAAAAAAAAATAAAGATCATTCAATATCTATTTCTATGGGTATAGAAGTATATGTTGGTAATCTTGACTTAGAGTTGGATACTGATAATAGTTTTCAGATAAAACTCGAAGCTGTAATTTTACATGAATTAAATCACTTCTATGAACATTATAATAGAAGTTGGGATCCATATGGTAGAGAAATTGAAACAAGTGTAACTTGGGCGTCTATTGGTGATATACCAAAAAATGTGAATGAAAAAGTATATATTTTCTGGCAAGATAATTTTACTTATTATATTTATCAATCTGAACCTCATGAAGTAAATGCTCAAATTCAAGAAGCTAAGCCATATGTTGATAAATTAAGTTTTAAAGAACTTAAAAAAACAAACTTTTGGAAAAATATTAAGGCTATGCAGAATTACGATGAACAAAAGTTTTTACAGAAATTTCATGAGGAAGTATTAATTCATGATCCTACTTTAATTGAATCAGAAGTGCTTTCACAATATATAAATATTTGGAAAAAAGAATATAAAAAATTATATAAATTACAAAAAGATAAAAATAGTCCAAGACCAGAATTCTTCGAAAAAATGTCAGATAGTCAATTTATGAATTACTGGGGTAAAAAAATCAGAGAGGCTGGTGGTAAAATAGTAAGAAAAATTATTAAACAATATTCAAATAAACAAAAAGAGGACTAAAAGTCCTCTTTTTTACACTGACCATCAAGAAAAAAAAAACAGAATTTGATGAATTTGAACTTTAGTGACTCAAAACACTAATGTGTAGTTCATATTAATTGATTTTGCTTTTTGTAGTATTCATCGAATCCTTCAAGAAGTTTAGACATTGTAGGTGATTTTTCAGTGCCAATAATTTCATCAATGATTCCAAATTCAAGAGCTTCGTCAGAATTATACCACTTATCACGTTTAGAAAATTCAAGTATTTGATCAAAAGTTTTACCACAATTTTGAGCTAAAATTTTTAATAGAATGTAATTATATTTTTCGGCTTCCATTTGATTGATACGGGTATCTTGAATGTTACCTTGTGTACCATGTGAAACCTGGTGTGTCATTACTTTTGAGAATATCAAAGATGATCGTTTACCTTTTGTTCCTGATGAAAGAAGTACAGACCCCATAGAGGCACAAATACCTGTGTTTATAGTGGCTACATCAGAATTGATATAATTCATCACGTCTATAATACCTAATCCTGATTTAACAGAACCACCGGGCGAGTCAATGTGCATTGTGATATCTTTTTTCTCAACTGAATCAAGATAAATTAATTGTGCTTGAATGATAGTAGACATATTATCATCCACAACACCAGTTGCCCAGATTAATCTTTCTCTCATTAAACGAGAAAAAACATCCATTTGAGTTACATTCATTTGTCTTTCTTCAAGAATGTAGGGAGTTAAAGCGTTTTCAAAATAGTCCATCTTTAATGATGAGATACCTCTGCTTTGTGAGAATTTTCTGAAATCCTTTGCGTAATCCATTTTTTTTTATTTTAATATAGTTTAACCATTATTTATTTGTTTCTCTGGCATAACGACTATTTGATCATTTATAAATCAAAGACTAATGATTTTGATATTGTTATCTGATCGACCTATTCAGTTACTAATTTTTTGGCTAATACAAATTTTACCAGTGCCAGTAAGGTTGTAAAATTTATCATGAAATATATACTCTTGGTAATCTTTTTTGTTATGTATTGGTTTTATTTTCATAAAATATAATTTTTGAGTTAAAAAAATTAATATATATTACAAATATAATATTTCTATATGAAACCAATTAAAAAGTTTGAAGAGTTTATTTATAGCGGTGGTGATACTCAACCATCACCAGGTACAAAACCTATCGAGACACCAACAAGACCAAGTACTAAACCTTCACAAAAACCAAACAAGCCTTCGCCTATTAGAAGAGATAAACCAGCCGTAGTACCAGCCCCAAAAGCTAAAAAAGAAAATGAGTTACCAACCGCTACGGTTGATGATGTAATTCAAAAATTTGCAAAATTGACAAATCAAAAAAAATAATCATTATGTAATGAAAAGCTTCCAAAAATTTTTAGAAGAAGTAACAATAAAAGGTAATCCTGCTATACCAGGTGAAAATGGAAAAAAACCTGGTGATAAAGACTATTTAAGAGACATTGAGTCTAGAGCAAAAGCTAGATTGGGCATTTCAGGAAGAGAAAATCCTATGCAGTTTGGTGGAAGAATTATGCAATTATTATCTCTATCACAAAGAATGACTCGTGGTCATGAAAAAGAGTTAGAGAAATTAGCAAAAGAAATCATACTTAAAAACTATGGAGAAATCTTAGATGGTGTTGAATTAGATATAAAACTTTTTGGTTCTGGTCAACAAATTGCTAAATTTATGAAAAATGTTAGTAAAGAACAAAAAGAACAACAAGAAGTTGAAAATAACAAAAATTATCCGGTTATGAGACAGATTAAAGATCCGGATACCATCAATAAAATTCACAAAGCAAAAATAGGAAATAATATTATTCAAGGTGAAGCTAAAAACACAAAACATATTATCGCAACCGAAGAAGTTAAAAATGGCTTGATTAAAATTTTTGGAGATAAAGCTGAACAATTATTAAATATATGGAAAGAAATAAGTAATTTGGCTGATAAAATGGATTGGATTATTCCAATTGATAATAAAGCCGAAATGATGGAACGTGTCCCTGATGGAATGGCAGGAGCTGTTTCGATAGATTGGAAACCTAAAGAAGACCAATCTAAGGAGGATGAAAATAAAGATTTCGCTACAAAAATATTGAATGATTTAGCAAATGAAATAGAGCCTGAAGAAAAAGATATAGAAAAATTACAAGACGAGTTTGAATTGATGCAGCCTCGAATTAGAGCAAGAGGCATAGATTTCCCTATGTTGATTCATGAAACTGTTAAAGGTATTTACGAATTAATCGCTTCAGTTCAATTTCCAAGTAAAAATGCTTCAGAGGATGAAATTAAAAAAGCACAAACTGTTGAATTAAACGTAAGTTCTTTTATGGATGAAGCAGAAGATTTTAGAACAGGTCCAGAAATTGCTGCTGATTTTAGAGATTTCATTAATGCTAATCCAAAAGCAACTCATCCAAATATGAGAGCATTTATATTTGGGATGTTAATGGATTCAAATTATATCTCAGATGAAGAATTTTTAAAACTATTTAGAGGTATATTGAATGGCACACAAGAGGCTCGTAAAAAAATCGATGAAATGATAGATGAGGTAAATAAAAAATTAAACCAATATGAACTGAGTCAAGTTATTGATATTGAAGAACCAGAGATCGAAATTCCTCAAAATTCGAATCAGAAAAAAGATTATTCAGAAATGTCACAAAAACAAATTCAAGAGTTAATTGATGACGCTTTAGATGCAGGTGATATGGATAAAGTAAAAATACTTTCTCAATATTTAAAAGAAGGTGCTAAAATTTACCTATCAGAATTAAAAAAATTAAATGAAGGTTATATACCTCATAATAAATTAAAAAAAAAATAAATAGGTATATGTTAATCATAAAATATAATGATTTCTTAGATATAAGATTAAATGAGAATGTTCAAGCAGCAAAGGCTTACTTGAGAGATTTAGCTTTGGCCAAAAAGAAAAATATAGATAAAAATGCAGAGCTAACTCCTGAAGAAGTACGTAGAGTAGAAAACAATCCAGATTTCTTAAAAATAAAAGAAATGCTGAAAGATAACCCAGGATACACCTATGCTTTCACAAGGTTTTTCTTTGATGAGGGAATTGATATTAATGAGTTGCAAAGAGTCTATAACAAGCTTAAAGAATTAAGACAATCTCTTAATTTATTATCAATGCCCATTGATAAGTTTGCTGATGTAAAACCATCGAATGAAGATCCACGTAAAGGTTTTGAAAGATTACTTGATGATATTGCTAAAATTGAGATTTCTCGTACTGTTAAGAAATGGGTAAATCAATTACCAAGTGATTTAAAACGCGAATACCAAAATGCTTCAGTTGTTCAAAAAGAAAAAATTAAAGGTATTGCAATAGCATTTGATGAATTTGGTAAAGAACTAGACGGTACTAAAAATTGGGAAAAAAATAAAGAATTACAGGATTTATTTTTCTTAAAAGTTAAAAGATATAAAAATATATCCGACTTAATTATAGCTGCAAATAATTATATTAAGGCCGCAAATAATGCTCAAATTTCTAAATTCTTACAAGCTATTCAAAAAGTTAATGTTAAATATGGCCAGATGAATGGTGTTGAAATCATTTTTGATGAGAATAGAATTTTGATTATTGAGGTTAAATCTTTTTTTGCTAACAGAGAATTAAACTCTAATACAGCACATTGTATTGCTTCTTCTCATAGTCAGTGGGATAATTACGTCGGTGCTGATAATATATATAACAAGCAATATTATATTTACAATTTTAATTTACCACCATCTGATAACTATTCAGTTATTGGTATTACAATTGGACCTGGAAATAAAATCACTGCATGTCATGCTAAAGATGATAGAAATATATCCGGTTCAATTAAAACTATCCTAAAACAATGGCAGAATAATTATAATATAAATGTTAATATATTAGAATTATTAGCTGCAATGACACCAGACGAAATTGAAGCCAAAAAGAAAAGAATTGCTGCAAATAAAGAAATTGTTAAACCTGGTCTTTCTATTGATAAAATTAAACATTATCTTGAAGAAGGTGCTGATCCAAATGCTCAACAAGGTAAGCCTTTAAATAATGCGGTTAAAGAAGATGATTATGATAAGGCTAAACTTTTATTGGAAAAAGGTGCCTCACCAAATATTGGTAATTCAATTAAATATGCCAAAAACCTTGATATGATTAAGTTACTAGTTGACTATGGTTCTGAAATCAATAATGATGTTTTCCTCAATATTATCAATGATTATGACGCAGTTGAGTATGTATTAAAAGCAGGAATTGATCCAAACTTTGAAAAAGGTCTTCCATTAAGAAATGCTGCTAAATTAGGTAGAACTGATATTATGAAGCTTCTTATCAAATATGGTGCTAGAATTTCTGAAAGAAGATATATGGTTGTTAAATGGGCACTTGAATGGGCACAGATTGATGCGATTAAACTATTATTTCAAGAACTTGAAAAATCAGGTAATAGTGTTGATAAAGAATTCTTAGAAAAATCACAATTCAAACATTGGGTACAAACTTCTGATAAAGTATCTGAAGATAAAATTAAAAAAGTTCTAGACTTCTTAGATCAATATGGAACTAATTAAAATAAAAAACCCACTAAAATTAGTGGGTTTTTTTATAACTCAATTGAGTTGATTCGGTTGTATAAGGCTCGTTTGTCTTCCTCCATCATTTTCATGATGTCAAAGACTCTATCAGAGAAACCAGCTAAAGCAAATACTTTAGGCTCTGGGAATTGAAGAGTTCCATATCCTTGTAAGTCCCAAGAGTAAACATAAGGATTACAGTTGAACTTCTTCTTGTAGTCGGCAAACTGAGCAGTGGGTGTATTGTAGCCAATCCAGCCCTGCATATCTGATAAGATAATTACTCTATCATAAGATTTATTAGCCTTAATGAATATATCTTTGAAGTTAGTTCCACCACCTGAAAAATTGAACTTACTACGGATAGTAAAAATAGAATCCATTGGATTATATTCAATGTAGCTAGCATAATTCGCAAAAGTCATAACATCACAGCTATTAGCTTTAGCAATCATAGCACCAAATAGAGATGCAATTTCAGAAGGACGACCACTCATAGAACCAGATACGTCAATGACAACCAAAGTTTCGCCATTAAATCTTGGAACATTTACTACCGAAAAATCTAAAGCTTTATTGATGGCAACCAATACTTTACGAACTTCAGATGAAGAGCCAAGTTTTGAGACTTCTTCATAAGCAGTCGAAAAACGGAAAGGTAGAACTTTAGATTTTCGAATCATTGATTCGTCAATTAAAAGAGTACAAGCTGCATCTACCACTGATGGTGCCTGAGAAATAATATTTCTCAAGTTTTTCAAAAGAGCAAAGTAACCAATCTTACGAGTTTGAATTAACTCAGACCATGCATCGGCTTTAAGTTGACTTAATTCTTCTTCGTTAGAAGCATTTTGACCAGCCTGAGAAAGCATAGCCTCCCAAGTATCAGTGTTTTTTAATTTACCGCTGATCAAGGCTTTCAAAGCTTCGGAATTTTTCTCGGTAGGAACCGGATGAACCAAGTTTACCACGTCAACTAATTTGAATTTTTTAGATTCACCTTTGTACTTAGCCAATTGATAAGTATCAAACTTATCGAAAGCTTTAGCAAATCCTTTTTTTAAAGAATTTGGAAATTTAGGTTTATTCTTATCGGTTTTGTAGTTAACATAGTAAGACATAATTTCAGTCATATCATCAACACGACTAACAACCTTATTATAAAAATTTTTAGACCATTCTTGACCAGAGATATATAATGCTAATTCAGCGGCAAGTACATGAGTAATACTTCTCATTCCGAATTCATCACGAGCAAAAATAGCAGCTTTAGCCGCAAATTTAGGATCAACTTTAGATAAGAGAGCCTTTAAATCGTCAATTGATTGGTCAGCCGATCGGTAAAACTGGTTGTTAACAAATGATGTCAACAACAAAGAAACAAGAGACAGTTCATCAGTTTTGCGATAGGCTTCACCACCAGCAAGATTAATTGTTTTTGTTTTTGGTTTTGATTCTGTTTTGTTAAACTTTGACATACTATATAAATTTATTTTGTTTTCTATAGACAAGGACTCGTAGAAATCATTATTGGCTTTTGAATCATGCGAGTGTATAAAACTCAATCTATACAAAAAAAAAATCAGAGTTACTTAAACTAAATAACTCTGATTACAAATATATATATAAAATTAGACAAATAGGAAAAGCTAGTTGAGCTTTTTTTTATATTTAACTTTATCTAAATAAAAGTTAAAAAATAGTTGATTGATTTTTAGGTCTATCATCAAAACCCCAATCTTTGGTTCATTTTGGTCAGAACTGCTATTCGTAGCAAACGTCTATTTTTTTTTAATCTTCCTCTCCAAAGTATTAAGTTTTTTTTTGGATATAGAAGCATCTAAAACCATAGATAGTTTTTAGAACTTTCATGATAGTTTTGAATTTTTCTTATCGAAGTAACTCATCCTATCACCATATTTGTCTAATAATTTTAACATGTAATCAGAGTAAGTTTTAGAAAAGTATTTTTCTATGCACGCGAAGTAACTTTTCTAATCACTACTGATTTTATTGTTATACATAAGGTTTTTAAAAAGTTTACAAAAATAATAATTTTTTTTAATAATTTGTACATATATATATGAACATATAAAATTTAATTTTTTTTAAAGTGGATTTTTTATAGTCCATTTTCTATATACTTTATTAAGATCCACATGCTAAACATTCTCCAGGTTCCGAATCTAAGCTACAAGCAATTTCCGACATTTGATCTTCTACTGACTTAGGCTTTTCTTCTTTTTGTACAGTAAACTTAACAGCATCAGCAGCACTCTTAGTTCTGAAATAATACATACCGGTTTTTAGATTGGTTCTTTTGTCGCGATAAAATTTTGGATTACCGGATTTATCATAAACTACTTCAATGGTCGGATCTTTAGGAATGACAACTTGGCCTTTTTCATCAGTGATTAGATTTCTACGTCCCCAACCATAAAAATGCATTGATGTTAGCTTTCCGAAGTTAGCATTATCCATAAATATATTCATTGATTGTGTTTGGTCAATAAAAGCACCTCTATCAGCCGCCATATCAATAACATCTTTTTGTTTAATTTCCCAAACTGTCTTGAATATTTCTTTAAGATTAACTGGAATTTCAGGTACATTTTGAACAGAACCGTTAGAAGCAATGATTTTATTCCTAACCGAATCTGACCAGATTCCAAGTTTAACTAATTCTTTCACAAGATATTTGTTTACATTTATAAACTCACCTGAAAGTACACGTCTTACATAAAGGTTTGAAGTTTGTGCTTCACAGGATGCTTCATTTCCTAAAATAGAAGCGGTTGATGCAGTTGGCATAATACATGTTGTTAAAGAGTTTCTAACGCCAAATTTTTTAATATCTTCTCTTAATTTTTTCCAATCCCATCTATCTGTTGGTGTGACACCCCATAAATCAAATTGGAATTTACCTTTAGAAATAGGGGATCCCTCATATGAAGCATAAGGACCCTTTTCTTTAGCTAAGTCACAAGAAGCCCTCATCGCTGAATAATAGATAGTTTCAAATATCTCTTTATTCAACTTTTTAGCTTCATCAGAATCATAAGGTAAATTTAATAAGAAGAAAACATCGGCTAATCCTTGAACACCTAAACCAATTGGTCTGTGTAAGAAGTTTGAGAATTTAGCAGAAGGCGATGGATAATAATTAACATCGATTACATTATTCAAGTTAATTGTTGCCGAGTAAGCCACTTCATATAATTTCTTGAAGTTATAAGTTTTGTTTTTATTAACAAATTTAGACAAAGAAATTGATGCTAAGTTACATACAGCAGTTTCATTTACATATTCTTTACCATAAAATTCACCTAAGCCTAAAGATTCAAGTAAAGATTTATTCTGAAGAACTTTACTTTGAAATTTAGTAACACCAGTTGCTTCTACAATTTCAGCACAAAGATTTGAACTACGTATAATACCAATATTTGATTGATTTGATTTTTCATTGATAGCATCTTTATATAAGATATATGGTGTACCGGTCTCAACTTGTGATTCAAGAATTTTGTTCCATAATTCACGAGCTTTAATAGTCTTTTTGCCACGACCTTCAGACTCATATTTTAAGTAAAGTTTTCTAAACTCTTGACCATAAGTCTCGGTCAAACCTGTACATTCGTGTGGACACATCAAAGTCCAATCTTCGTCTAAGTCAACTCTTTCCATGAAAAGATCATTCATCCAAATAGCTAAGAAAAGGTCACGAGCACGTAATTCCTCTTTACCTTGATTTTTTCTTAAATCTAAAAATTCGAAGATGTCGGAGTGCCAAGGTTCAATATAAATAGCAATTGATCCTTTACGTTTTCCACCACCTTGGTCTACCGCACGAGCCGTCTCGTTGTAGATTTTCAAAAATGGAATAATACCATTGGAAGTCCCATTTGTACCAGCAATGTAAGATCCTTTGGCTCTAACTTTAGAGAATGAAATACCAATACCACCAGCATTTTTTGAAATCTGTGCTGACTCTTTTAAGGTGTTAAAGATTCCTTCAATTGAATCTTGTTCAACATCTAATAAGAAACAAGATGATAATTGTGGCCTGATAGTGCCTGAGTTGAATAAAGTAGGTGTCGCGTGAGTATAATATCCTTCCGATAGTAAATTATAAGTTTCAATTACCTTAGGAATATTTTCGCCCCATATCTGAATTGCGGTTCTCATGTACATATATTGAGGTCTCTCTGCGACTTTACCATTGATTTTCAATAAGTAAGATTTTTCCAAAACTTTATATCCAAAATACTCAAAGTTATGATCTCTCGAGTGGACTATTGCTGAATCTAACTCATCAGCATGTTTTTGTACTATTTTGTAAAAACTTTCTGAAATTATGGGTGAGTGTTTACCAGTTTTCGGATTCACATAATTATATAAATCTCCCATTGTTTCGGAGAAACTTTTTTTAGTTTCTTTGTGTAGACTAGTTATTGCTAATCTAGATGCTAAAATTGCATAATCTGGATGTTTTGTTGTTAGTGATGCCGCAGTCTCCATTGCAAGTTTGTCTAGAACCCTTGTTTCAACATCAGGAGTAATTCCTTCGATTACTTTTTGTGCAACTTCAAAAGGAACGATCCATTTTGTGTCCAAACCATATGTCTGTTGATTAATGCGTTCTAAGATTTTATCTAACATCAAGGGTTCTTTTTTACCATTTCGTTTTGTTACTTTTATCATACTCATAATTTTCTATTTTTGTGTTTTTATATATCGCCTATATTTGTTAATTTTTTACTCGATTTTGATTTTTTTTAAGATTTTTTATAGTGTCATTTTTTTTATAAAAAATCGATGTTATTTAGCTTATTTAAATTATGTTTAAACTTAGTGTTATTAAGGATTTTAGTGATATCTGACAATTTTACATAATAAATATTTTCAAAAGAATCTACTTTATACATTGATTCTTCATAATTAGTTTCTAACACAACGCCAGTAACATGAATAGGATTACCTTCAATATCTTTAGATAAGAACTCAATTTCAGTACCTTCAAAAATATTACGGTTCATAACTTCTTTCGAATATGATTGTTTACCGATGTGATCTTGTAATTCTGCTATGATCATCATACGCCATTTATTATCTAAAAGTTTAAACATATTAAATAAATTGTCAGAAAAATAAACCGCCAATTCATTAAATAATTCTACATTACTAAAATTTTCAGATTTTAGATGTGTCTTTAGAAGGTAGTAATAATTGTTAAAGTCTGTTTTAGAAGGCTTTCTCCTATTATTTGTAAAATTCAAATCAGTATGTGTAGATAAAACTTCATAGACTTTTTCTTTAACTCTTTTTTGTTTAATGTAGTTTTCGTTATCTACAGATTCAAACCAATAATTAGAAGATTTATCTACTTCAAATGTCTCATTGAAGTACATTGAGGATCCTTCACCCTCACCTTCTTGTATTGGTTCTTCTTTTCTTCCTTTAAATATTGAATCATACTTTAACGAGTGTTTACCCTCAAGAGAGTGTTTTGATAAAATAATGTCATTACTTTCGGTTTCAAGTTCATCTTCTTTGCTCAGATCAAATTCTAAATCATCCTCATCAATTTCAATAACCAAATCACTTGATTCATCATCCGAATCTATAAAATCATGAATAACATTATCAATTTGGTCTTCATATGATTCTTGATTATCATTTTCATCCGGAGTAAAGTCTAACTCCTTTTCAATGTTATTTTTCTTTTTAGTCATAAACGATTTATTATTTTTTTTTATTAAACGATATCTAAAAAGACATCGTTTTCAAGTGTGAGATAAGTAGGATTTAAATTCAATCTAACTTGTGATTTTAAAAAATCACCATCTCTTTGTTTTAGTAATTTAAAACGATAGAGATTTTGTCTTTTCATCTCTTCAGTTCTTATTATAGCAAAAAATGTATCTGCTGTTTCGGCAATCGCTTTAGATTCCGGTACTTGTTCAAGTGTGATATTATTAGAGTTCCAAGCATCTTTCGAAACTTGTACTCCAGTAATTACCGGACACTTATATTTAGCACCAATTGCGCGAAGCCCTTCGGCTAATGATTTGCCTTTAGAATAAAGATTATCACTAGCAATACCCTTTGATGATGCGATTAATGTAATATAATCTACAATAACCAAATCGATTTTAATTCCTTTTTTATCCTTTAGCTTTGTTAAGTAGTTATCAAAATCATTTATGGTTGCGGTACCAGCTGCCCAAAACTTAGTGATAATTTTCCCAACTTTTTTCTCAAAAAGGTCACCACCAAAACCAGAAGATTGATTTTTGAGAGCTTCAATTTTCTTTTTAATAAGTTCTGTGTCTTTAGAAACCTTGTCATATTCATTAATTGGAATTTTAAGTCTCATGGAACCAATTCTTTTCATTACTTTACGCTCACTCATCTCAAGTGTTATGTAGAGAACATTATAGCCTAAATCAGCAGATCTGGTGGCAAAGTTTTGCATCCAAAGTGATTTACCATTATTAGTTTCAGCCATGATTACATTTAGTGTCATTATATCCCAACCCCCGCCTAATATATGGTCTAGAGTTTCGAAGCCAGACCTAACCTTATATTTAGCACTATCTTGAACATGTGATTCTGGATCATCAAAATCGGCTCCTAAGTCATCTTCTTTAATGAAGTTTATATTAGCCATATTATCAACAATTTCTTTAATTTTATTAGCTGATACAACAATTGATTCGAAGTCAGTGATTTGATCTAAATTTCTTATTTCATCAATGATATTAACTGTACCGCTTTTAAGTCTATTGGCTAAAATCCAAGCATTAAGTTTCGGAACAATAAAATTTTCTTCGTGGTATTTGGATAAATTAACACTCAACATTGCTTTTAAAATACTTGGAGTGATGATTCCATCCTTATCTTCCAAAGAAACCATTTCTAAAATTTGTTTTGGCGAGGGTACATCCACATCTGAATTTTTTAACATATATTTGCGAATGATATTATAAACCAATTCGATTTCTTTATTTTTGAAAAAATAAGATTCTACGATTTCAAAATATCTTTTATTTTCAATGATGTAATTAAAAAAAATCTTTTCAAGTGAAACTGTCATGTGGTATGTTTATTTTTATACTTAATTATA